TGCTCGAAACGCTTGTCGACTTGCTCGAAACGCTTGTCGACGTGTAAATACATTGCTGCGAATCCTGACATCATCATCCCGGTGATCACTTTAATAGCATAGGATTGCATGTCAAGTTCGCGATTCGCTTGATTAATATACAACTGCTGATATTCTTTAACAGAGTATTTAACGCCGCGAGTGAACATCTTGTACATTGTATAGACATATTAACGAATGCAAAATTCATTTTTTTTAGCTTTGAACGCGCCGTTTGGTAAAAATAAATTTAAAATTGGTTAGCTATGTTAGTAAGCTCCTATAGCTCAATCGGTAGAGCGCAGGTCTTATGAGCCTGAGGTTGCGAGTTCGAGCCTCGCTAGGAGCATCTTTTTTTTGATATCAAATATCGTTCAAGTTAACTAACGACTCGCGGAGCTCTCTTTTCAGAGCATTAGCATCTGCCGACAGCCTATTTGCGATTGTTTGCATGCTCTTTAGCTTTCGGATTTGATCATTTACAAATGCAAACTTGTCAAACTCGTGTTCTGAATCTGCCAGCTGACTTAGAATCTGCATAGCGAATAGTAGCTTCTCTGGGCATTCTTTTACATTAGCTAAGAATATGGCATGTTTCCCGTCTTTTGAATGTATATGAAAATCCGAAACGCCTGAGCTCTTAGAAAATCCTGATATCAAACTTACAAATATCCCAGACGTGTATTCTTTGTATTCACTGTGCAAATACACATCTCGAAACTTCTTAATGTTTGACTCGCACATCTTTGTCTTGATGTTCTTAACTTCGATAACGCATCTGATATTCTTGTAAACAAGTTCTAAATCGCTGTTGTGTAATCCGTCCTTTGAAATATTAGTAATGCTCCAAGTGTCGTGCAACTTAATGTGATTCTCAATAAACGATTCTACAAAGTATTCCCCGTCAATTCCCTTTTGCTGAACTGTTGCCTGGATTTGCATCTGTGGCTGAAAATCTAGCTGTTCCGCTAGCTGCTTTAACTTTGAGTTTATCCATTTATATTCATCTCCTATTAACTGAACTAAGTTACCTTCAATGGTCGCTTCGACGGACGCTTTAATGGCAGACATTTTGTTTAAGTAAGCAGAAAATCAATTTTATAATTTTAGTTATAGGTCGCTTCCAGTGCATCTGCTACAGTATTAACTGCGGATTTTAGCCCGTCTACATTTTTTTGATTTGTATTTTTCTTTCTTGATTGAGTTAGTCCCAAATCCGTAAATCCGGGCATTACTTTCGGATAACATACACCTGCTATTTTACGTTCCCATGGCTGGCACGATTGTGAATCTTCCCCTAACACTTTAGGTCCCCTGTAACAAACTTGTCCGTCATTATAATATCCTTCTCCGTATTGATCTTCACAATTAACAAAACACCACATTCCTGTTTTTGTGGTATATTTGTCAGGGCATACTCCAACATCATTAAAACTTTCTGTCTTAAACTGGATGTCACAGAACGCGCCTCTGTTGGTATACTCGTCGGCAAACCTACGTCCCAGTACTCTAGCCTCTGCTCTACAATTCGGATATGCCCTAAGTCCTAAGTCGTCCTTCGTACAAGGCCATGGGTCATCCGAAGTTCCGTATTTTTTGTCACAAGGACCTTTACATTGCTGGAATGCACAGTTATATGAATCTCTAGTGAACTGAGCGTAATCCCTAGCACACGAAGTTCCATTATTATACCATCCATCAGGGCAAGATATCTTCTCCGATTTCCCGTGGCCAAAATCATTTGACTTTCTAGATTCGGATCTTCCGCATAGTAGGCCCGTATTGGTGAATGACGGAGGGCAGTCTGCAGTTCTGCTATCAGTGATAGAACAATGCATTCCTGTATCTGTGATATAATTTCTTTTCATGTCAAATGTCTGAGCTCTATGAGTTTTGCAAGTTAATAGATTGAATCCAGTCCCGTTGCCATCATTATCATTATTCAAGTCCGCGCACAACGTGTTATTCACGGCAGCTTTTAGCTGCTTGCTGTTTTCATCATATACCCATTTTTGATCATCTGATCCATTGCATTTCACCATATGAATTTTTGACCCAGCTTTCGCGCCTAGTTCCATATCTAAACAGTTATCAAAGTTTGTCATAGATCGAATTGTTTTGTCCTTTGAATTATACATCCACTTTTGAGGTCCCGAACCATTACAATCCCATATTCTAACTCCGTCATTATTATCCATACACTTTCCGCGGATTTTAATCTCTCCGTCATAACCACAGCCTTCATAAAAGAAATCGAAAATGCCCTTAACCGCGGCCACTGATTCGTTAACAAGTTGTTTACCCACGCGTGTCACAGTAGTACCAAGTATAAACTCTATGACTTCTTGAGTTACGGGAATTGCACAGTTGTTATTTGCATCCATCTCTCCTCCCTTCGAAGTGCAATATGCTTTGTCGATCTTACATTGATAGTTATCAATATCCCATTTGGCTCCTATTGTATCACACATAGCTCGAACTTCTGGATTGCCCGCAATGCATATCCCGTCTTTGTATTCTCCATACGTTTCTCCATCCTTTACAGGCCATGAATACATTGAATCACAGCTGGCTTTGGTGTATGTGCATTTATCTGTATCATAGACCTGCCCCCCAAGTTTTTTACATGTGTTAATCGACATGATACTAATGATAGACTCTGTGTCGACTAGGTCAGAATAAGTATCCATTTGTGCATCCGTAGGGGAATCTGTTAGAACACCTGACGCTATATCTGCGTTTAACTTATTGATAAACGCATTAAGGGAAGGATGAGGGGTACTTACCTTTGCCATCCTGAATAGCATCTCTACGTAATATTGTGCATTTTCGTCATCATCGGCTGCTGGATTGTCTGCAATTGGATCAAGAACCGAAGGGTAAGCAATGTCAGCGGCTTTCAGCCCAGAGTCCTTGAATGCATCGGATTCTAGTAATGCCTTGATATAAATATCTTTTCGTTCGGTATTGGACTTTTCCATAGCTGCTTTGAAATCTTTAGTACTCATGAATGAATTATAGTCCATAGGGTCAATCATATCAAGGGTCATACTCATAATATCGAATATAGCCATGGGCCCAGGCTTCATCTTACTTGCAAACTTAGCAGCACTGCGCATACCAACTTTAAACCCAGACTTCATTGCTGACTTTCCTATGCTCTTTGACAGAGCAGCAAGTTTTATCATAGCTTTGGCAATGTTATCTCCGCTCTTAGCAATAGTTTTGCCAATAGACATAAACATCTTTGCCTGCATCTTGAAAAATACCTTGGAGGCGGTTACCAGCTGAGCCTTAATGAGCACCTTTGCTAATATGGCCTTTGCTAATTTTCTGGCAATGAATTCTGTGATATTAGCCGAGAACTTGGTCACGATGCCCTTGTAAATTCCCTTTGCGACTAATTGTTGAACTTCTGATGAAACCTTTGTAATAATTTTCTTTCGAATGGCCGAACTAACACTTTTGGCGCCAGACAAACTAACATTATTGACTCTGTTTTTTACCAAATTTTTGATTACGTCAGTACTAACATTTAGAGATTTACTATTTATTTGACTTGCTAGCTTCTTCGCTAAATCGTCTTTAAGAGACTGAACCGACTTTTTGCCAAACGACAGTAACTTATCTTTCATTTCGCTTGATACTCTTTCATTAATCTCTGTAGTAATCTTTTTGCTATACTTTGTATTAACGGCGTTGTCTAATGAATCAATGAGTTCCTTTTTAAGTTTTACACTCGCAGATTCGAGTGCTTCTTGTTCAGCTTTGTCAGTTATTTCCTTTGTTAACTTTTCCGCAGATTCTTTGAATAACTTCTGAGATACTTCTTCATTGAGCTCCTTGCCCACCTTTTTCAGCAAACGCTCTGCAGTTTCTGCAGAGGCTTTCTTGGCGGCTTTCTCAACTGCTTCTTTTGAACTCTTCTGAACTAATTTCGTAAGTATTTCTTCTGTGAGTCCTAGTCCTATAGCCCCGGCTAAGCCCCAGCCATTACCAGTCATACTATTGACTTTATCCATAATAGTCTCAGGAGGTACAAGAGGGCCTCTTAAATTGGACGGAGTTGGCTCGTTAGTAGCACACCACATACGTCCGTCCTTTATAGCATTAAGTTTGACTGGGAGTACTACTCCCTTGTTAATGTAATCCCAATCTTCCCAACATCCTGTACTTGGATTAACGTCCGTGAATTTCCAATTTATTGCTCCTTCATAGAATTTCTTTCTTTTTGTATCTGTCCCTGCAACGCTTCCATCCGTAGGTGCAGTAGTCCCAGCAGCGCTTCCATCCGTAGTCCCAGCAGTCCCAGCAGCGCTTCCATCCGTAGGTGCAGTAGTCCCAGCAGCGCTTCCATCCGTAGGTGCAGTAGTAAAAATGTCTTCAATGGCTTTTGTTTCCTTTGCTTCTATGTCTTTCTGTCCTTCTTCTAGTACGCCAGCTATAAACCCCTTTTTCATGACAGATAATACATCCACATCTCTTTTGAATATGTCAAGTGCGTTTCTTGAGTAAAGTAAGTATATAAACCCTAGCAGTAAAACACAGAGGACGAAAATTATGGGCATTTTATACATATTCATAGTTAAAAAAATTGATTAATTTTGTATAAAATGTAAGCGGGGGCTTCGCTCCCTTCTTCCCAAACTTAGACAGGCGAGTCTGTACGTTGGATGTTTATGAGTATGTGAGTTTTCATTTTTTGATCAGAAGCAAAAAAATTGATTAATGTTGTATAAAATGTAAGCAGGGGGCTTCGCTCCCTTCTTCCCAAACTTAGACAAGTGTGTATGTTTATGAGAATTTATGAGAATTTATGAGAATTTATGAGAATTTATGAGAATTTATGAGAATTTATGAGAATTTATGAGAGTTTATGAGAATTTATGAGAATTTATGAGAATTTATGAGAATTTATGAGAGTTTATGAGAGTTTATGAGAGTTTATGAGAATTTATGAGAGTTTATGAGAGTTTATGAGAGTTTATGAGAGTTTATGAGAGTTTATGAGAGTTTATGAGAGTTTATGAGAGTTTATGAGTTTTCATTTTTTGATCAGAAGTAAAAAAATTGATTATTCTTAATCTAATATGATCATGGAGTTGTATATCAAGGTAAATGCCCAAGAAACATACGAAGGGACGATGTATCATCATGTTATATTTGCTTCTTCAATTGAAATGGCCAGCACTGGGAATCATCATAAAATCGAGTTTGGCTCTTTGACTTGCTCAGAGTCCATTTACAAAATTGAGAAGCTTGGTTGTTTCGTAGTACACCGCCGCAGCAAGATTCACATTTACGCCAATAAGGATCTTACTCAAAAGATCATCTCTGCATTTGGATAAGTTTTTGTTTTTTGTGAAATGATACTATCAATGTTAATAATGTCGGACAATGAAACTCCTGATCGATTATCAGAAGATCAATTACAAGAAGCATTCAATCAAGCACAATCGATTGCCCTAATTCCTATTCTAAATTTACTTGCCGATTGCACTGGAGTAGACATGTCTAATAAGGTAGGAGTAAGTATCGATTCTGAGCCCGGGCATATCACTATTTCAAACGACAATGCAAAATTCAAGGCGTGGTTAGACATAGTTCCTGGCGATTACAACATTCTGGATAACTTTAACGAATCAGGTATCTATGAAAAAAAATTGGATACGTTCAAGGACGACGAGATGTGCAATGTAATTACGCACATTCTTAAATGCGCGTTTGTGGTGTTTAATCAACTTCGCACAGAAACTCTCGCATTAGAAATTGCTGAACATCAGTTAGACATGGACGACCAAACTTGCTTGTATCTGAATGAATATCCAGACAATAAACTTTCTGTTAAGTTCTGTCCTATCTCCTAAAGTCGTTATGCTTGTATACATAGTAAAACTGCGCACATGTGGCAGCGAAGCTTATAGATGCCAAACAGCCGCCAATATATGCGTTAGCTTTTGACACCACATTTAATGTGTTGAAATCGCTATTTTTTTCTATAAACTCTTCTGTCAGAAGAGAGTCACTAACGTACATATTAGTAGCGCCATAGTTAATAAGTACAAACACTATGAATAATATTGTCATAATGCCGGTTAATGCGCCAGTTACAATTAATACTTTAGACCAAACAGTGTCGTATGTCTTATATTCGTCTGCTCTTATAAATCTGATAAGTTTGCTTTGAAAACTATCAGATCTGTTAACATGAGTTTCTCTTTTATTTACAGGTATGCCAAGTACTCTTACGTTTGGTTTCGGAGGTGCCAAAGACGACAATCCCACATCAGAAAAACTGTTATCTGGTGTCGGCTTGACAATTATGTTACTTAGATTCATAGGAGCAATCTTGGACATTTTGTATACTTAGGTTTACAAAGATACTTGAAACGAAAATAGTACCAAAGTCAAAGTTGTTAAAATTGAATTTTAGATTCTGTTAGATATCGCTAGACATATGTTCCGAAAGTTTTCAACCGCATCAAAGCCAGTTTATTCTGTCAAAGAATATATTAACCAATCTAAAGAGCACATTAACAGAGAATTAGATATGCAATCTTATGCAATCAAAGTTATCACTGGTATGATGATGTCGGGATTTGCAGCTATGTATTTACATGTTGACAAGCGTTTCGAGCAAGTCGACAAGCGTTTCGAGCAAGTCGACAAGCGTTTCGAGCAAGTTGACAAACGTTTCGAACAAGTTGATAAGCGTTTCGAACAAGTTGACAAGCGGTTCGAGCATTTAGAAAGCGAAGTTAAAGAAATTAAGAACACTTTGAATGACATTCTACTTGCAGTGAAGAAAGATTAGTTTTAGATGCGATTATGTAAGTTCATTTTTTTGTTCGTAATGCGTTTAGCGTGTGTTGCATATACATAGTCTCTTGAAAGTTCACTAGCGTGGTTCTTTACGAATTCTCGGAACATATCATCAAAGACCGGCTCGTTGTAGTTTGACATTTTTTTGATATACGCGTTTGACGAAATATACATACGCTTCATAAATTTATCTTTCATGAGAGAACTATAATTCATCCGAACACACGAATGCATTACCCATTCATAAGAATCTACGAATAATCTCATGAACCAATTATACGAGTCCATTTCAAGCATCGTCATCGCCGCGTTTATAACCATTAGCCGTTCTATGTGATGAGCATACCCGGTTTCTAGCACTTTGTTTATTATGGTGTCAATCATGTAAACTCCTGTTGACGCGTCGTACCAACTTTTCGGAACTTGTCTTTTGAAAAATCTGGTATACTTCGGTGATTTGTCATATATATGAAACATGTATTCGCGCCATGCCAACTGTCGGATAAATGCTTCTTTTGACTCGATGCACGCATCGGATTTTAATACTTCATCAATCATCCATTTTGGATCAATTAATCCGATGTTTAAAACCGCGCTAATGTTTGCGTGATTTCCTACGGCGACATTTGACCGAAACGCGTCCTGATATTTTCCAAAGTCGTTAAGTTTGTTCTTAATGAATGATTTGAAGTATCTTTTAGCCGAAGAATGATTAATCGGATATAATAGTTTGGTTAACGAACCGTAAGCATTAGGATATTTCTTATTCACTAGTTTGACAAATTTGTCAGACTTTACGTGTATCTTATTCTCCTCGTAGTCTCTTGGAAAGCGATTTCTGTTTTCTGTGTCATAAGACCATCGATTCCCGGCGGGCTTTCCATTTTCCATTAATATATCAAAGTGCGTTCTAAAGTTCTTGTAGAAGTAGCTAAGAGATCTCAAATCAAAATCCATGCCATATGAAATAATACCTGGACAATTAACGAATGTGCACTTTCTATATTTGTAGCGCATTGGTTTGTCAAGTGGCATAAACATTACATCTCCAACGCGCGGATGTATTTCGCTAACAGTTTTACAATTATATCTATTGGCATAATCATCAGATGCTGCCAGTAGCAACGCCAGCTTTTGTTTATGGCAGTTTTCGTTTATATAAAACGCGTCAAGCACTATAACGGCTTCTAATCCCTTAGCTATTGGCGGCAGTTTATATAGTGCATTTGGCAATATGATAAATCTGGCATTTTCGCTCATTACAGATGTATATTGCACAGAATGAAAAAATTGAATATTTCGTTTCATAATACGTTACTATCCATAGAAGTCTCAGATGTCTACCTTTACAGAAGTTCAAGTTAACTCCCAAGATTACATTATAGAACTTCTTCACCTTTACGGAGTTGAAAAGATAAGCATGTTTCCATCTAAGAGTTACATTTCAGGTTCAACATTGTTGAAGATATTGACTTCCAATGACAAGATTAATAACAATGACCTAGACATTTACATAGAGCGATGTTCTGAAGAAGAAGCTAGACGTTTCGTTGATTACTTTAAGCTAGGAGACTACACTTATAAGGCATTAACTGATACTGACTTTGTCGGCATTGATTACATCACAGAAACCAAAACAAAAGGTAACGGAATAGTTCATGTAAACAAATACATCCATAAAGTCGATTTTGTTATAATAAACTGCACTATCGAAGAGTATATGGAAGAGTTCTTTGACTTTGACATCTTAATGAACTATATGCCTCTAGATTACAATATCGGTCAAGTAATTTACACTAAATTACAAACAGATTTTGCCAAAGTAACCAGAGCTAATGTTTCAATGGATTGTTTCATGAATAAAGAGCTTTCAAGTGCATGTGCAATCAGGAAATTTATTCTCAGGTATTTCAAGTACGCCGAACGCGGTTACGAGATTTACATGGAAGGCGAAGTGTTGACTCGCGAAAAGATAAATCTATGGGTTTCAATAATCGCCGAATCTAACAACTTCGAGTTTCAAGTTCTCAAAGACTATGTGAACGTGTATGACCCGGAAGAAAACATCATTTATGGGATGAGAGACATTTCGATTTACCCAGACTTTTACAAATCATTCAAACGCAACTTCACAGAATGCAAAAAAAGAATCATTGAGTCTCTTGACATGGATTAATAGAATCGTTTGTTGATTTCGGAGTCTACAATTTTTTTTGCTTCGGTAATGACATTATGATCTTCGATCTGAAGTACTTTTTTACAGTACTCTTCAAAGGACAATAAAGGACTTACCAGCCCGACCTTTGGGTTAAGAACTAAAGCTCCGGGGTATTTACCTTCCATTTTTTCAGATTCGTCAACTTCTTTTTTGATACTGTTGTAAAAGAGTTTCTTGTCTAGAGCGTGCGCGACAATCAGGTTACGGACTTTAGACGAGTTCGCTCTGTAGAACGCGTCAAACAAAGATGTGTACGAAAGTAATCCAACTGCCCTGCGATCTTGAATCAGATTAATCTTGTAAATGAGTTGATGCAATCGCAAGCAATCGACATAACAATACTTGGCAACGTCCCCCAGTCCCTTATAATCTTTTGTCGCGAAGTATCCGAACAATGTCGGAATCGGCATATCGTCTTTTGACTCGAGATTGTAAAGTTCTAAGTAAAACTTCAATGAAGACTTACTCTTTGTAGGGTTTAGCTGCATAAGTGAAATTCTCAAATCAAATGCAAGATATCCGTGTAGTCTTATGTTTGCCATTTTTTGATCCGTAGTGTCTGCCGATATTTTAATTCTGTCTGCGACATAAATGTATCTGTCCTTTGACTCTAACTCATGCTTTGTGACTGTCTTAATCGACATGTAGTCGAGCATTTTGTCAAGACATTTGTAAATGCCAGCCTTTGCATAAATATTCGGCCAATCAAATCCAGATCCGTTAAACTCGTAAATGTAGTCTGGCTGTACAACATTTACCATGTACGCAAAGGCTAGCAGTATCGTCTTCTCCGAATCACACACGACAGTAACATAACCTTCATTAGGCTCGCAGTCTTCTGTCATAAACGAAAGACCTAAGAATTTGTCAGGTTCGTTGACAAAGTGAAAAGTCATACCAATGTTGAAGATCGTATCCTCGAGAATATCTCCACGGGGGATATGAGTCTCTCTGTTCGGCTTATTGATATCGAAAGATGAAGAAAACTGTTCGATATCGAAACTCATCGAAATCATCTTATCTTTCTTGAACAGCATGGGATCATACCCATGTCTAGATTCAAGCTTCTCGATATTTGTAACATTAACTTCGATTACATACTCTGACTTATATTCCTTTGTCTTAATGCATGTGTAATCAGTTAGCTCGGACCATCCAGTTAGTTGTAACTTATACTGACGCGCAGCTACTCTGTAATAAGAAGAAAGGTCATTGTTAAATGTTTGAACTCCGCGCCTTGTAAGCATGTTGATAAATTCTTTGCGGTGCCATATATTTCTAAAGTACACTCTGACGAATGTGGAATCTTGTTCCGAAAATCCGACAAGAGGCTTTCCGTAAACTAACTCTAGTTTTGAAACTGACGGAGCCTGTCTTAACTTCTTCGCAAGAGAAGAATCCCTTAGATAACTTTTCACTATGGCCGCGTTTTCAGCTTTGCTTAATGATCCATCTACCAAAATATCAACAGTCGGGTTTATCCCTTTGATAAGGATTGTAGTTTTAGATCCGCACGCAGTAATGCCGTGCACAATTAGTTCATAATCTTTGAACATGATTGATTCTTTCACATCGTTAAACATAACAGGCAATGATAGGCCTTCTGAAATAATATTGCGCGTAATATGTCTATCTTCGTCGGATAGGTAATTATTGCGTTTAAACTGGTTGAGCACATGCTCGTAATTGTGCTTGTTGATGAAAACTTTCTGGTCTGTCATTTCCCTTAATTTATCTTTCTGGTTTATCAATTTTAAAATTGATAAGCACAAGCAACACTTATAGAAATGGACGCTCTTTCCGCAGCAGAGTCTTATTTAGAATACTTATCCGATAAGGCCGAAAAGGGACATGTCCCCATAACCGCACTGGATTATAGTTCATTGTACCCTTCATTAATCATGACATATAACTTGAGTCCCGAGTATTTAATCACGGACCCGGAACACTATGAACAGGTAAGTCAAGAGTATGTCATGCATGAGATTAACTTTGTGTATAACTTCGAAGACTCTGAAGGAAACGCATCCTCGAAAAATATAATAGGTTGGACTGTAAGACACGATTCAATCATAGAATCTGAATCCAATAAGAAGCGCGGATCGTTTGGGTTATATCCGGAAATATTACAAGATCTATTCAATCAAAGGACAGAAATGAAAAAAAGTCTTATGACTTACAAAGAAAAAAAAGAACACATGGAAAAGCACGTAGACAATTACGCGGACACTCCGGAATATCAAGACTGTTTATTCAACCTTGACTATTGCGACACAAAACAGAAGGCGCTCAAGGTTTACATGAACTGTTTCTACGGAGAACTAGGAAACAAGAATTCGCCTCTGTTCATTCTAGAATTAGCCGGAGGAATTACTTCTGCGGGCCAGGATAATCTAAGAAAAGTTAAATCATTCATCGAAGAGAAAAGATGCCGAGTTTATTACGGGGACACGGATTCATTGTATTTCGCGTTTGAGAGCAGACTATTTAACGAGACTGTGAAACAGTTTCTGCTTTCTCATATTACAAAAGAAGAATACTGCGAACGACTTGTTATGCAGACATTTGATTTAGTCAAAGACATGGCTAAGCAAGTTAATAAGTTTCTAATGAAAGACAATGGAACTAAATTCCTAAAAATGGCGTATGAAGAAGTTTTGTATCCAGCCAACTTCATCCGTCGCAAAAAGTACTACGGCCTTGCACATGAAGGACTAGCAAACTTTAATGACAGGGCGTTATTTGTCAGAGGACTTGAAGTTAAAAAACGCGGCGTTTCAGAAATCCTTAAAACGGTATGCACTGACATTATGAAAGACAGCATGAGTATTTACAATAGTCTGACCGTACTTCAGCTTGTGTTAAACAAGATTGACTTTCTGTACACAAATAAATGGAACATGGACGACTTTCTGCAAAACGCTGTTCATAGACCAGATAAACAGAATATATCTGTGAACACATTTGTAAAAAAGCTAACAGACAGTAACAGAACGCCCCCGACGCCTTATGAAAGATTTAATTATGTCATTGTTAAGATTACGGACCATTCCAAACTGTATGATTTCAAAGGAAGGAAAATCGATATCAAAAAAGGAGACCGGATGGAATTGTACGAGCATGCAATGAAGAACGGGATGGAAATAGATCTTGATTACTACTTCGAAAAGCAGTTAATCGGACAGTTCGCAGGGCTGATCTGTTATGACTCTCAGTTTCAAATTAGCGAATCGGATGAAAAGGTTACAAGCGAGTGCAAGCGCTTCATTAAAAACTACGCGTCCAAATGGACATCAGTCAACACAGATATTAGGGACTCGGCCAAACAAGCATACCGGCAAGCCACTGAATATGTTAAATCATACAAACAGAGTTGTCCTAGACATGCCCGGGTATTATTCATTTCAGAAATGAATACCCCGGAAGAACTAGCCAAGACCTTGATTGATAAGAATGCCATTATGAAAGAAGCAGAATTACTTGTCAAGGAACTTAAGTCAAAAGTAAATCTTACTAAGATGTACAACAAGCGCAGAAACAGTTATGCCTCCCAGCTTACCAGAAAGGCAGAAGAGTCCATAAAAGTAAACTCCGCGGAATTTATCAACTTCTGCAATAAGTCTGAAATCGGGCAACTGCTATTCGACGAAGAATCGCTACTCAAAAAATTAGTGGCCAAAGATTCAAAGATTAATATTTCGGAAGACATGATCAAAGAAGCCTACTCGAAGTTAACTTTGATAGCAGCCGATATTAAAACTTGCATGTTGACAGAATATATCTGCGATTATAATGTTAAGAACGTCACTCGTCGAAAGGGAGAATTCATACGCGGGTTTAAGCTATAAGTTAAACGCAACAGTTTACTCAAGTGACACAAAAAAGCAAACTATTATTGTGACTGTTAAAGGAGAGTCTCTTGAAAAAATACAATCATTACTGGGAGTCAGTGGTAGACATTTTTTTAAAGTCTGTATCAAACACGCTACTGTCGACGATTTCATTTCGAAATACGGATTTAAGGATGACATCTCTATTACGGTGTATGCCAGAGCATACTCTTTTTTCAATGAAAAAAAAGAACTAATCGAAGGCAAACGATTAGTTGCCAAACGTGCCAGAAGAATTTAAATCTCCGCCAATGCCCATCCGATTCCGGCGCCAATAAAGTTTGCAGTTAAAGGAATAAACCAGTAATTCCCTTCTGCAAAACATGAACTATCGAATGTCAAAGTAAACAAACGCGGCCCGAAATCTCTAGCCCAGTTATAACTAAAAGCAGACTGATAACCCAGTGATAGAACAATAGCTGTTAACGAAAGAGCAATAGCATACTCAGCATGGTTCATCCCGGATTTAACGATCTTAAAGATGTTAAGTGCAAAAAGCATTGTTCCGATAAGTTCGACACCAAATGCTTGCAAATTGGTTACTCCAGGGGCAGGTCCTGTGGCGAACATTGAGCATGCAACTTCTGGATACAAATGGTAGTTTAGAGAGTATGCAATTGCTGCTCCGGTAAAAGCGCCAAGTACTTCCGCTAAACAATATATTCCAAATTCGCACAAACTGATCTTATGTCCTAATGCGAAATCACATGCGGCAATACATGGGTTCAAGTACGAGTTTCCGTAGTTTGCGATTTTGATTCCAAGAAGTAAGTTGAAACCCCATGCCATTGCGATTCCTTCCCAAGACATATTTGAAGGACCGGCCATAGCAATATTACTCAATGACAAACCTACAAAGGTCGTCATTCCTACGAATTCAGCAGCGAATAGCTTGTATTTATTTTTTTGTTCTTGCACCGCGTGGTACGGCAGTTCTGTCGACATTGCGGGTATACAATTGAAAACGTATAGCCTTAAAAGTTAATACTATTGCAAAATGACAGAACCGTTCGGACTATACAACACAGGAGTAGTCTGTTATTTCAATAGTGCTATCCAAGCTTTGCTGTCGTGTGAACCATTTGTGAAGTATGTGATGTCTTGCAATTCTAGGAGTGTTATCATTCATGAAATCAAAAACCTGATCGAGCACCATGAAAAATATAATATGGATGTATTCAACGCGTTTATGGCAAAGAAATCTTCTCCTTCATTTGGATTTGGACAAGAAGACGCAACAGAGTTGCTGTCTCTGCTTATAGAGGCGATAGACGACAAGTATATTACTTCCATGTTTACCCATGTTTACACATGTGATATATTTTGCATGCAATGTAGAACTCCCAAGGAAATAAAAAAGGACTCGGGCATAATTATGAACGTAGACATAGATTCCGTGATTAATAATTCCGTGGGAGAGCCAGATCATCCTTTGACAAAATTTGTAAAGAACAACTATAGCAAGTGTTACGGGTTTGAGTGCAAATGCGGAAGCCAAAAGTTAATCAAAACAAACAGACTTGTAGAAGCTCCTGAAGTTCTTATTATTTCATTTGACAAGTACCAAGAAAAAAAAATGTATGACTATCCGTCTTACATGGAATTCATGAATAGTAAAACTCATGAAAATCATAGGTACAAATTAGTCTCTGTCATTCATCACAACGGAAACCAAAATTCAGGACATTATTACTCAACTTGCTTAAGAGATAGATGGTACGAATTAAATGACTTGTCTATACTGCCGTGCGAATATCCAGAGCCGTGCTTAAATGCGTACGTAGTGGTTTATCAATTTATCGGAACTGATGAACATTCGTATTAGTTAACAATTAGCCGAGCATGGCTCCAAGAGCCGTGTGGCTTGTTTTTTCATCGGGGTATTCAAAACTTGGGACGCTAGTAGCATTCTTGGTTAACATGTCTTTGCCGTACTTGATACGACGTAATCCCCATTGCTGAACAACATCTTCAGTGTTACTGCGCTCAACCATGTTGCTAGCGCCGCGAGTAGCGTGGTTGCTGTCTTTGGCGTAAGCGGCATGCTGTTCTAAAATTACAGGTTCTAATTGTGAAAGAAGGACATCTGAATAATTATCCGATTCTTCAGAATCATCTACATTTGGAACTAGAGCAGTAGCGCGTTCGCTCTGAGGTTCAACTGCTAAGTTAGCATCGTAAGGAACTAGCTCGCGCTCTTCGAAGTTTTCTTGAGTTGTTGTAGCGGCTTCGTGAGCCTTTAGGTAGGCCCCGCTGAACACGTCGCGAGTACGTCTAATGGTGTCATCGGTCACACAAAAGTTATCTCCTTTGCGGTAGTCTTCATACGAAAAGTAAAACATGACAGCGAGCCAAGCAATCATGGCAAGCGCTATTAAATTTACTGCTAATTCGGTAACGGCACTCATGTGTGTTTATATGTAGTATAATAAAAAAAAATGGACATCAACTGCCAAAAGATATTCGGACATTTGAACAATGCCAAAGAATATGTTGAAATCGATTTCGACGATAATGCCCGAATCGATCAACTAATCATCTGGCTCTGTTAACGATCTAAGTTTATTTTTTTATAGCTCGATCAGCGAGAATTCATCCTTTTCGATGTTGCCAGACACATCATCAAACCCAGTTACGTTTTCGTTAATAACTTGTAATCCCGTGATGCGACGGCTGTCGATCTTTTGGGTTTCGGTTCTAATCTTAGTGAGCAAGTAGCGCTGCAGGTTTGTAACAAATAGTAAGTTACGCACAAACTTGAAATCCAAGTTATCTTCGTTAGCAATAGTCGCAGTATGAATATCCTTTGTCAACTTTCCAATCTTGAATGAGAATCCATTGTGATTGAATGGTTGTGTCAAACTTTGAACAATGTCATTTTTCGCCACCGCAGAGCTAAAGTGCGGATCAATGAGTAAACCTCCTAGAGCGCCTGCGGCTCCGGCAGCCCCCTTGAAATCATTCTCGACAATAGCATCGAACGTGATAGCATAGTTGTAAACAAACGAAAGCGGAATTTCTTTCATAATGGAGTGCACATTGATAGGATTGATATTCATATCCACCAAGTTAAGAATACGAGCCTTCTTTCTGTCTATCTCAGGGCCTGAAGTAGTTGTGTAAAGCATAGTAAACTTCTTCTTGTTGTCTTCCATGTTGCTATTCTCGGTAATCGCGAGTGTGTCGCTGTGGCTATTGCCTAGTGCGTTCATTTGGTAAAACGTGAACACGTTGCCGAGGGTAAAGTTAGTGCCGGTACTTCTCTGAGTGATTTGGTTAATTACATCATGCTCGAAAGAGCACTTGGCTAATTTGGCAGAAAGCGCTAAAGAACTAAATGCCTTATCTTCTTCAATTGATAGACTCTTCGGTCCATTTACATTAACTGCTTTTAGTAATTCAGAAAACCAAGATAATCCTTCACGTTTGATCTCAGAATACAATCCGTACTGTGTACCTCTGATCAACTTGATTTGAGAAGTAGTTAGTCCCGATGAAGGCAAAACGTCTTTAATTGTCATCGGGTGAGTAACAATGGAGAGAGGACTGAGTGCTAATTTCCCGAAGTTCATCTTGTACGTACTTTCAAAGTCAGTTTTGATTTCCATGTGCCGAGGCGCGTAGTTTATTATACGCATTACACGCGTCGCATCGTTTGCAATCGATCGCGATGCTTCTATTATGCTGTCTAGGAGAGATTTAACTCTATTTTGCTCTTCGTTGACATCGTTAATGTGATCGATAACTGACTTGAATTCTCTAATAATGTCATTGTTGTCAGAAGACAGGGTAATTGGAACAGCCGGTGCCGGCACATGCAACGCTCTGTCTTTAACGACCTTAGAAGTTTCCAATACTCGTTTGTAAAGTACGCCATTCTCCGCGATCTTACTGAAAAGGGCAGCAAATGTGGGCAAGTGAGTTTTGTATTTTTCCTGCATGGAAGAAGATACGTCACTAACGTCATTCACTGCAAACCTCTTAGTATCTGTTCGGTTATCAATCTGTCTACTTAGTAATTCCTGTACTATGAAAAGAACACTGTTAGAAACAGCTTCGTTGTTAGAAGGGTAATCTCCTGATACATTGTCGGCATTAGTGTGAATGTCAGCGAATCCCTCGCCGACTTGGCTACGATTAAACTCGTCAACAAGTTGCACAAAGAATTTCTTTGTAGAGGAATCGTAGAAAGTGTTAAGGTAATTCATTAGCAACTGATTGAACTTTAACAAGAGACTATCGGAACCTCTGTAATCACCGATGATATTGTCCACTACATATGCTTTGGAAATCGGCTCCCATGCGCGCGCTTTCTGGTTATATGCCTTATAGATTTCTTTCACTAGGCCGGTAGATTTAGTAGTTTGCACTCTGCGGCATCCATTAAGGCCCACTACATGTCTGTAGATATCTGAGATAGATTCGCTGTCAGCCTTTAGGTTCATAATTGCGGAATTGAGTCGGTCTAATGAAATAAATTCATAAGGCGATCCGGAAGCATCTCCGTTGATAAATTGTTGAAGAAGTTCTACTTCAAGTCTGCTAGCTTCTTCTTCGCATGTTTTAACGACAGAAGTAGGTACATTAATACGGAGGTGGCTAATGGCATACTTTACATGTTCTAGAACTTGCTCTGTTGTTTTTTTGAAATCAGAGTAATCAAGTGCTAGTTTGTCAGTAGACAAGAATTTGAGCTTCATGCATTCCGATTGGAAGTGTTGCATCAGAACTGACATCATCTTGGTGCGAGTCATACTGCCGGCATTTAGGATGCCAGGGACACCAGACTTGTACAAGTCCGCAGCCTTGTCCGACACAGATCGTAAAATGGCTTCAACTATGGTCTTGTGATTTACATTCTCGTCACTAGAAAGTGTAATGTTTTTAACGGCATCTGATATCTTTTGCGCCACATCTGCAGGACTTGAACCTACTTTGCCTAGGAACTGGTCTAGATAATTATCGATATACCCTGCCTTATCAGCGTATAACGGACTGTTTAATATGTCGATAATACGTTCTATAACAGTCTTTAATTCTTCGCTGATTGCATTTGCTTCCAGTTGAAGATTAAGATTGTCTATAAATTTAGAATCGACACTTTGGATAACTTCTTCTTGATTTGCATCATGTTCTTTAACTAATTGAGAAACTATCTTACTGAACTGTTCTCTATCATTTTCATTGTACCAAAACACTAACAAATTTAAAAGAGTATAAACCAGGTCTTCTATTTTTTCAACAGGGCGATCATTAGATTCATTTAGCTCATTAATAATAGCATCTAAAAGCTTCACTGCATCTTCGTTTTTCTCCTTTACTTCATCTTCTAATAGACTCGCCAATGCGGAGTCAGCAATTTTTACACGCTCTGTAATCATGGCTCTAGGAGACGATGCTCGTACTCCGGCCATCATATTAGTTAACTCATCCATTTCAGGAGAATCAGGATTATTTTTAACAGCGTCATAAGCGTCTTCCATATCAACATCTTCTTGGTCAATAACCGTAGTGGCAAAAGGCACAGAAGAAGTACCAAATATTGTACCGGAAGTCAAAGCAGGAGCTGAATTAGTTCTTGCAAATGGGTTTTCGGAAGTCGAAGCAGGCACCGAAGCAGTTCTTGTAAATGGTTTGGAGGGGACAGCAGAAGCAGTGCCAAACGTTGTCTGAGCCTGTGTCGAAGCAGTGCCAAACGTTGTCTGAATAGGAGCCGGTGCAGAAACAGTGCCAAACTTTGCCCGAGTCGGAGCAGCAGAAGCAGTGCCAAACGTGGTCGAAGCCGGTGCAGAAGCAGTGCCAAACGTGGTCGGGGCCGGTGCAGAAGCAGTGCCAAACGTGGTCGGAGCCGGTGCTGAAGCAGTGCCAAACGGATTGAAACTTCCAGGCAGGGCTATAGGTCCTGTAGGAGTCAAGTTAATACTTGTAGCGATCGAGGCAGGCGATTTAGATGGAACCATTGCACTCTTGTACCCATGTTTTTGTAGGTTCTGAAGAACCAACTGAGAGCTTCTTTTGTTAAGTTTTAAGAAGTTTAGTAAATCAGTATAATTAGTTAGTCCTAGTCTCTTAGCGAATGTGTCATTGTTTCCTTCTTTCGAAGCTTCTAGAAGCTTAGCAAGTTCTAAAGCAGTTTTTCCATCTTCATCAAGAGAAAGTGAATCCCAGTTAAGCTTACTAGAAGCGTTTTTGTACTTGTCAAAGAGTTTGCCTAATGAAGAAAGAGGGAAAGTTACTAATTCGTGGAATACCATCAATATGTCACTGTTTACGCTTGATAAATCTTCAGCCGCGTCGATGGCTTTTATGCAAAGCTCAACCTTTTCTGTTTCAGAAGACGCGTTTTTTACTAATGTCTTGTAGTATTTTACTCTGTCGTTGAAGCTCTTGTCGCTAACATCGCTTAGGTCAGTTTTACTAATTTCAGCAGCGATAGATTTACGGAAGTCTTCAACAATCTTTAGATCATTTTGCTCGCTCTTTGTCTTATTGGCATTTAGGCTGACGGCGCTAGTGACAAAATCGCTACTGGGTCCAAGTTCGGAAACGTCTTCATCTCCTACGTCTAGAATGTCTTCAGACGATGAACTTGAAATCTTGTCAGTCACGTTCTCGTACTTTTTTTTCGATTGATAGAAGTCGTTTAAGTCTTTCTTCTTGATAACACCATAACGACGATTAATCTCTTTCACTAGGTCGAGAATTACATTGCGGGCGCGATCGGGGGTATCCTGATAATCACCGGCGATCATGTTAATCTCGTTAATAACAGCTCGCATATTGTCAGGGCTGTAAATGCCGTCTACCGATTGTCTAGAATCGTCGAATATGGTCTTAATAAGACCGGACCATTTTGAACCAATTTCGGGGACATACGCGATTGTCTCCTCGTCGTTATCAGCAAGTTTGTTTTTCTTGTACTCGTCATTTCCATTGCCAAAGACATTCTTGTAGAACTCCACTAATAAAGGAAGACGAATGTAAAGTTCTACGTTTTCCTCCTTCACACTGGCTTCAGCAGCTCCCATAATACTTCTAACTGGGTTAGATAGCATCGTGGCATTCTTAGCGGGTCTGTTTAGCATGTTACTAATGCCGACAACGGAAAGCACCTTAGCGGATATAGCTTTTAGTACCAAGACAAAGTATTTGTCGTCCATTTCGAATGAATCGGCCGGGTCTTTGGATTTTGTCATCTTGATATCAAAGAAGCTTTTCTTGTCGCCAGTTTCTGACTCGTAAGTGCCCTTTGTCGTTGAATCGTTGGGAATCAAAGTAGCCGGGTTTCCTCCCGCCGAACCAGCGCCCATAGTGAAAGCAGATACCCAAATGTATCTAACTAAGTTGTTGTACATAGTGCCAGGAGTCATATAGATCTCTTCTGAAATCTTACGGTCTCCGAACTTGTCTCCAATCTTAGCAAACATAGACATAATGTTCTTAAGGACCGCAACGCCCTGAATAGTTTCTTTGCATGATTCTAAGGCAGCGCGCATTTTTGCCGTGTCAGAGAAAACACCTCCGACAGAAGGAGAGATTACGGTGTTGAATAATGTGTCTAGGTGAGTCTTAGTTTGAGGACCCGCCCAAGTAGACACAAGTTCCGTCTGCGCTAGAATCGCGTTAAGCTCTTTGAGGGCATTTATGTCCTGCGAGATGACTTGGGTAAACTTGCTTAAGAAAAGGTCGACAGCTTCGACTGTTTTGTAAAGGCCAAGTCTAGCATCGTATTGAATTTTGTAAATTCTCTCAACGAAGCCCTTTGATAATTTATCATTAGGGTTAGCAACATTCCATTGTTTCAAAAGAAGCCCCCGGCCTCGGGTGTCATCGTCTAGGCGGTCGTTAGCCTCTGTGAATTCCTTTTGTAGCGTACTGAGCTTCGAACCAATTGCTCGTCCAAGAAGAGCCTTGTATTCTTCATCGTGGCCAGTCAACTCAGTAGACACCGATTTAAGGTTAGTCTTTAGGAAAACCAAATTGGCATAGAACTTGAGTTTTACTAGCGTATCCTTGATATGGCCGGCAACTGCGGTAGGAGCTACAGTGCTTAAAGTGGTCCATTCAAAACCTCCTGATTTCTTCTTCTCTTGATCGCGCATTACTACAATAATGTCATTGTAAGTCTCCACAGTTTCTTTCACGGCATGAAGTTGTTGGCTTACATCTTTGAGAAGTTTAGCGTCTACATTATCTAACGCAGCAATGCACGCGTTGACATTTCCTAGGAAGCGGTTCTTTAACTCGCGACCGCCGACTGTTTGGTTCAATGAAATAAGTGCATAGAACACTGCTCCGTCCTTAATGTCAGTGACGAATATTTCAAAGAGCTTAATAAAAGTGCTTAGCTCGTCGTTGTACACGACCGATTCTCCTAAAGTGTCTCCAATTTGCTCTACAGCTTTTCTCACTTCGTTAAAGTTTTGGCCAATTTGGTTTAAGAAGTTATTGAATATTTCCTGAACAGCCGTTTCGTAGGTTTTCACTTGCTTGCTTAATTTAGATTGGCCATTGTTAACACGTACTCGGCCTATAGCTTCAGAGGCGCCAGAAATGTCAAGCTTGTCTTTAATCTTGTTGGCGTTTTTTAGAATGTCCATAGCCTTAAGTGTTTTCTTGATTTCTTCTGCTTTAGCGGTGGATGTCTTTCTTTTAAGGATTTCGGCAAGTACTCTCTTTAGTTCGTCCAAAGACTTGATTTCCTTATATTTGTCTAAAGAAATTTCTAAAGTTTTTAATGCATCCCGCACATTCTTGGCGGTAAGTTGCATCTTGCTCACATTGGTGTAAGCAAGTGCTAGCCGGTCGCTTGCTTCTGTTGTGTTGTAATCCATTCCTAGCTTGGAAGCGAGTGTCTTAAAGTTGGCGTTGTCTCTGATTAACTCGTTCAGCTCAGTAGCAGTGGGTTTAACTTTCAACTTAAGAATGCGCTGTAAGCTCTTAAGCTGCGAATCTAACTCTTCATTGAGCTTTTGGTGAACTTCTTTGACGATAGACGCAGTCGATTCGGTCGTACCGTCGCTATCAAGCTGCTTTACCAATTTGTAAAGCTTGTCTACTGACTGGTTCATCACGTTCTTAAGTGACTGAACGTTGGCAACTCGCGTGCTAAGAGTTTCTTCAATGTCTCCCAAATCCTTGCTGAGAGAATCGGCTGAAGCTCCGACAAAGTCTAGAGTAGATAGTTCCACAGATTTACCAGAGCCAGAAATGCCGGAGCTCCCTACGAGCCCGTGGAGTGTGTTCTTAAGATTTTCGTGAATGCCCGCGCCTACAGCAAATGTTCCTCCTACAAGTTCATCGTTAACTACTTCCGACTCGGGATCCGGAAGTTCGCCGGCGCCGTCAATAGTTTTGGCAAGTTCGTTTACTTTCTCTTGTAACTCCGCAATCTTGTTGCCAAGACTGTCAGCAGTGGTAGAAAGTTGGCTTAGCGTCTCGTCAACACCTGGAGTGCTCATTTCACTATAACATAGTAAATATTTTCCCATTCAATAAACTAAAAAATAAATATGTAATCGCCGCATGAAAAAAATATAATTCGCAATCACAGGTATAGCGTGACATATTTTTCAAAAGACCGCGTTTATTATTTTTTCAGTTAGATTGTCTCCTGACTAATATAATTATCTGCGAGCTATGAAGTATTGCAATCTATACGTGTTCGTTAAGAAAGAGAATCCTGGCCTATATGATATCCTGGAAGATATGTGTGCTGTAGGTTTATTTCGTCCAAAGTACCCTACTACATTTATCAACCCGAGCAAGGCAGTTGTCGCTAAACTCAAGAAACTAGTCGACGAAGGAGAGCCTGACGTCGCCTTTGAAAAGTTGCAAGCTCACTTTCTTTACGGCAAACACTCGTCTCTCGATGGCAAAATTGTGACTTACAACCGAAAGGAACTCAAGTCTGACCCCAAGAAAGTAACTAAGGCTTCCAAATTCGAACAATGGAAGCATGAGAACATCGCCGTGTTTGAGCAGGCAAACGACGCCTTTCTCGAAGAAGGAGCCGACGCGGATCGGCCCAAAGTGGAGCGTAAAGTGAGAGGCAGCAATGAAACTAAGAAGCTCGAAATTACCAAGAGAATACCGCGCACGGTTGAAGCGTATGCTCAGCACATTAACGGACTTTTACACACAGCTAAACAAGAAGACAGCGAGTCGTACGAAAAGATTCTACACAAGCTAGATCCTAACCTTGTACTTACGTGGCATATTCTTGTAAAACCCACTTCTGAAGAAGATAGTGAATACATTTCTGACAAGCTGTTTGCAAAGTGGGCAGAGACCTATGAAGTTAATCCAAACAACAAAACAGTCGATTTGCTCAAAGAGGCATTCAACTCTGATAACTTTCACACTTCCCACATAGAGCATGCTCAAAAGGCCCGCAAAGAAGTTAACGACTCAGGATTCAGTCAGACTCTTGAAAGCATTGTTGCGACCTATGAAAACAAAAAGCTACTCATAGAAGATGAACTTCGGTTCCGACTCGCCGACGCGAGTGTTGAAGACACAGCCGATGAAATGGAACACTTCATTTGGGACGAATCCAGCATGGTTCTTTTCCGAAAGTCAAATAGTTTGCTAAACTCGTGCCTGCACAAGATTATGCTTGACTTCTTGGCGTCGAATGCGTTTCATTACTCTATGTACAACAATAACATTCATGAGAAACTAGCTCAAATTGTTGGTGCCGGCGAAGGCGCTAAGAAGGTTGTTAAGATTCTCGGAAACAACGGACGTAAGTTAATTAAGTCATTAGACGGATCTGAAGACTTAATTGCCAAGTTTGTTTCTTCGTTAAGCAAGAAGCAAGTTGCTGAACTTAAGAAGATGCTAAAATAAACGTGCAGACGTTTTGATTGGAAATTGTCTAATTTTTTTGCCAAGATTTCTTTATGTCGAATGGCGTAATTTTACAAAGACGAGATCGGATAAAAAGCGCAAAAATGGAGATCAAAAAAAAGATTAATGGAGATTAATGAAGCTTAGCGCATGTTTGGCAAAGCAAACAACTGTTCATCGAAAGTGCTAACTGTCAGTAGCACTCTCCGGCAGCACCAGTTGTTAACTTGTAGAAACTCAAAGATATCCTCCGTATCAATTTCTACTGAAGCAATCTCAAGCTGACTTGGCTTAATATCTCCAGAGCCAGAGCTTACCTTGTCTTGTTTTAATAGTTGAAACATTTCGTGAAGTTCGCCCAGTGAATTATTACAACTCGGGCATCTAATGATTGGATACATTCTCTCAAGCACGTATACTTATCTGTGCATGAATAATCAATTTTAAAATTCATAAGACTATCAAATAGAAATGTCTACGGTCAACGATATCATCCACGCGTTTAACAAACATCAAGAACAAATGATCAAGATTGATTTGAACCCCAGAATGTCTTCAAACGGCAAAGTCAAGTACTTTGACATCAAACTTAAAAAAGCAGACAGTACTCTTGTCCCTCTTAAAATTAAGTTCTTCAAGCAAGAGATTTGCAACAAGGTCAAAAACCCATTTGAGCGAGATTACGAGCAGATCAAAATTTGTATCAAGAAGCCTAATGAATTTACACAAGCGATGTCTCTTATTTGCGATTCATATACACACGTTATGAATGAGCTGATTGCTAAAGGCATTATCGCAACTAGCGGAGGTGAAATTGACGTGCCTTCTTTGAAGATTAACACTCCTATGCAAAAGAATACAACAGCAAATGGCCAGAGGATTGAATTCAAGGATCCGCTGTTCTGGGTAATTCCAGCGTGCAAACGTTACACAGAATCTGAACTTGAGTCATTGGACCGGCTAAACGCTAGATACAAATCTGACGGAAATCCATTCATTGTTAAAGAGTTTGATTTTAAGATTTACAATCTAGACAATCTAGATTCTGACAATACCCCGCAAGAATTCAAAGTCAACAACAGTAACATTCATAAGGTCATCCCGAAGGGTTCGCTTGTAAGCGGTATCATTAACATGCAGATCATAGCCTCTACAAAGTCTCTTTCGCTGAATACAAAGATCAGCGAAAAGCTATATGTGAAAACTGCTGACGATTTATTCAGCAAAGACGACATTACTGAAATGCTAGCTTAAATCGTTTGTTTTTTTTTGATCTATAAAAAAAGAAATCAAATCAGCCGAGCATGTCAATCTGAGACTGCATGTCCGTAAACTCCGAGAATGCGTTGTTCTCGCATTCGGCGGCAGCAAGTTCCGCCTTTAGCTCCGCAATGCGAATCTTGTTAGCTTCGTACGTGTCTTCATACGAGTTGTAAACTTCGAGGACTGAGATCATGTCTTCGCGGTTTTTCTCTTGCATTTCGAAGAGTTCGCGTTCCGCTGCATTTAGCTCTTTGAAAAGTTTAAGAGTGTCCTCTTTCGCGGATCTTAACTTCCTTAGCGAATAGGATGTTTTGGCGGCCAGACGGATAATCGTTTCGGCCTGCTTGGCTGAAACTGAGAGCTTGCGCAAAGACGCAACTTTTTCTTTCAAAGGACCTGTTTCCACCGGAGTTAGCTGCTTCTTTAAGTTTTCCATCACTTCTCTAATCTCGGAGAGCTTTTCCTCGAGATCATTGATTTCAAACCTTATGGCGTCCATGTTGTGTCAAATTACGGTACACAAATTCAACTTTTCTTATAGCTTGATCGTAGTTAAAAAAAAATTGAATTGATGGATCATTAGAAGTAACAACCATGTCTCTTAGTCCTGCCCAAGTTCTCGCCTCTTACTCTCAGTTTAACTCTGAGTTTATCCGGCTTAACATGAGTAAGATTCGCGAAAGCGCTAATAAGAAAGTTAAGTACATTGATGTCGAAATTAAGAACAACGGTAAATACGTTCCACTTAATATTAAGATGCTCAATGAAACAGTTAGTAACGGCGTTTCTTATCCTAAAGATCGCAAGTACGAACAGATTAAGCTTTCATTCAGGGAGGACACGGAGTTTAGCAAAGCTATGCGAGCTATCTCTGATACATTTACTGAAATTGCAAACGAATTGCGCAGCAACAAAAAAATCACTACTAGCCCTAAAGAAGCTAAGAGTGGTTGCGTGCTGATGCCAAGTGTGGAACTTAAGGTTCCAGTGCAAGAAACAGTTATTGATCAAGATGGAAACTTCAAAGAACTTGAGACACCAATCTCTTGGGTTAACATTCCGTTTAAGCGGTACAAGGATCTAACCAAACTAAAGACTCTCGACTTTAGCTACAAAGAAGGCAAAACCCCTTTTATTGTGAAGAAGTTTGATGTTGCTTTCAAGAATTTAACATCAGGAGAAATTGTTCCTGCCGATCTAGATAATGTCACAATCAATAACGATCTAACTCGCGGAAGCATTGTTTCTGGAACTGTTAAGCTATACTGCGTGGTTTCAAACCAAGGCGGTTTCTGCCTAAAGCCGGAATTCACTTCTAATCTATATTATATCACTTGGGATTCTTCCAGCGTATACAAGGATGATTTCGAAGATGACGATCTTGGAGAAATGATGGCACTGGCTAAATCTCGCCCTGCGCCTACAGCTAATTCTTCAAACGAAGAAGACGAAATCATTACAGGTAGCACTGAAGGGATTCAAGGTCTTGATGAGATCGAAGGACTGTCCCTCGAATGAGTTAATTAACGTGTAAGAGATAAGTTTATTTTTTTGTAAATGGCACGATTTGCAATTCGTAATGATCTTGATATCAGAGAACTAGAATTCGCATCTAAATTATTGGATTCAGATTTTGAATCAGATATTCGTAAAAAGTTGGAAACTGTCGGAATTACCGTTACCGGAATTACAATAACACAATTTATGTCAAAATGGTCTAAAACGCCTTTTAAGTATGGAAACACGCAGGTACTCCATTCGGGAAAATTCCGCAAAGATATCTAGATTTTGTTATGAATACAAACAAATAAATTTCTAAATCTTACAACGCACTTAAACAATTCGCCATAATGAAAGAGTACATTAAACAAAGACTAGTATAGCTTCGCAGATGACAAACTCTGAAATCACTCTTGCGCTAATTTAGTCGAAAGAAGAATTCCCTAAAAGTGACAACATGTTCATCTGATATTTTTTTTTGTTTGAAGTATTCTGGCGGCGTCCCGCCGAGCCTTTTCCAAAGATAGAACAATGCGTAAACCCCGCAGTTGCTAGTGTCTGACTTTTGATGTTGAATGTCGCTGACTTTTATAAACTTGCATTCTCGTTTTGTCCCCATTTGAATCTTATCCGCTAACTTTATGAAGAACATTTTGAAATCTCTGGACTTGATATCGAACCCCGAAGAATTGAAATACTCAATTGTTATCATTGGACTACGAGCGTCTATAAATATTGCAAACCAATGTATTCCCCGGCCAGATGATACATCAGTGTTGACTACCATGCCGTATGTTTTTAACTCTCCGCTATTTATTTGCCTAACGAAATCTATGTCTTTTACATTTTCTGAAACATAGTCAACATCGTTAGATGGGTAGAACATTTCTAGATCTATCATGTGGATGTTGGAATAATGGTATCCCGGATAGTTTTGCATAAGTTGAAATTGCACGGAATCAATTTCCGTGTTGTTGAGCCAGTGATTATTATCATAAGACTTTGTAACTGGTTTGAAGTATTTTGCAATGAGGTCTTTTCTTCCGAGCGATTGCATGACACACATTTCTGAAGTGCATCTGAACTTTTTCTCTAATGATTGTAAATCTTCTGATAACTCTGATTGTGGCACGCAAGTCGGTACTTGTCTAGATAACGAACATAAAGTGTTTTGCATGTGTATAGTATATTATACAAGACAATGATCAACAGTACTAACTACCCGAGCGAGTTGGCCGACACCCTGGCCGAGTATGCGAGTATTGAAGATCCATCTAAGCTTTTCGATTATCAAAAAAATGTGTTCAACTTCATGACAAAAATGGATCAAAGAGGAATACTTTTATACCACGAAGTAGGAAGTGGTAAATGCATGGCAATTGATAGCCCCGTGATGATGTCAGATGGGAGAATCAAAAAAGTTCAAAACATCAAACGAGGAGAAACATTAATGGGAGATGACAGCAGCCCGCGTAAAGTTCTGTCGCTTGCGAGAGGAGTTGACTATATGTACAACATTTGGTATGGCCCGAACAAGTACACTGTAAATCAAGAGCACATACTATGTTTAATGACAGATAATTATCCCTTGACTTGGAAGTCTGGCTCCTTTACTATGGTTAAGTTCCTGGAAGACGGAAATCCTAGAGTCAAAATATTTGTAAACGCGGATCAGGAAGAAGTCAATTTATTCATGGATCAACATCAAGAAAAAATTCTATGTATCCCAGTTAAGGATTATATCAAAAGTCCCGAACTATCAAACGCAAAGGGTTACAAAGCTAAGGTCTACTTCGAAAGTAAGCCAGTGAGTAACTCTCCTTTTTTGGTCGGCACTTTGCATGGTAAAAGCGGCAACCCTCTACCTAATGAGTATGTCATTAATTCTCACATGATAAGACAGTATGTCGTCGCCGGCATTTTGGGAAGCGGCTGGCTGTACAACCGCAAACAGTGCCGTGACGCTCCATATGATTCTTACCTGATTACATTTACACGTACGAAGTTTAAACTCATGAGGCAGTTTACTTTTATGCTTAACACTATGGGTATTCTGCACTCTGTGAAAACTAGATCAAATGTGTGCAGAATTGTTTTATACGGAGCGGAGCTTGCCAAAATCCACGAGAAAACTATGTACTCTGATTTTGATTTTGTTCCAAGTAAAGAAACAATTGACAGCGGATATAAAATTTCTGTCAAGCCTATTGGAATGGGAAACTACTTTGGCTTCACGCTTGACGGCAATCGCAGATACCTACTCGGAGACTGTACAGTGACACACAACACAATGACTTCTGTGAGTATCGCTGAATTTTTCAAAGAGCTAGGAAAGGACATTCTTGTATTGTCATCGAAGTCTTTACAGATAAACTACAAGAAAGAGATTCAAAAGTTCAGAGAAGATGATAACTTGGAAGGTTACAATTTCATCACGAGCGGAGCCCGCAACATGATATCAAAGTTAACTGGATCAGATGCTAAAAACAGTTTAGATGAAGTGCTGACTCAAATGAACAAGAAAAACTTGGACAGCAAAGTCATAATTATCGACGAAGCACATAACTTGTTCAACAGTATCGCGAATGGTTCAGAGATAGCAAACGAATTCTACGACATGGTAATCAATGCAAAGAATATTAAGATTATTTTAATGACAGGAACGCCTATAGTTAACGATCCGTTTGAGCTTGCTATCTGTTTCAATATGATTGCAGGCAACTTGTCAAATACTGGCAATAAATCTAGAGCCGATAGACTAACACTTTTGCCGGAGCATTACACTGATTTTACAAAATTCTTTACCAAGTCCAATGAAATAGTAAATGCAGGGAAGTTGAAGAACCGCATTTTTGGACTCACTTCATACTATGGCGATTTTTACCAGCGTCAGATAAATCTTACTCAAGATCTTAAAACGACTTTGTCAAAGGAGAATTACCCGGATCGTCTTCCTGTTAAGTTTGAAGTAGTTAAAATGACTGAGCTTCAAGGTCAGAATTATATGAAAGCAAGAGAACGCGAACGCGCAGAACGTGCAGGCGCTGGTGTCTACAAAGAGGCGTCTACGAGTAGCACAAGTTACCGCATCAAATCCAGGCAAATTTCAAATGTGTACTTTGACTCGGAAGGTGAAATGCATTCATCCAAGATTAACAGGCTCATTGAAAACATTCAAAAAGTTAGTGAAGAAGAAGGTTCAATATTAGTGTATTCTACATTCTTGGAATACGGAGTCGAGGCTGTTGCTAAGCGGCTAACAATCAGTCATGCAATTTTTTCGGGTAAGCAGAATGAAGAAGAGAAGACACAAATCCTCGCAGATTTCAATTCCGGTAAGATCAAAATACTGTTGATTACAAAATCCGGAACAGAAGGTCTTGATTTGAAAAACGTAAGACACTTACATATCATGGAGCCGTATTGGAACTTTTCGTTGATCCAACAAGTAATAGCCCGTGGCGTGCGTTATAAATCCCATGCTTCGCTGGATCCGTCTCTTCGGAATGTCCAGGTATACATTTATCTAAGTGATTACAACGACGCAGACTTAAGTGCTATCAAAGCTAGAGAGAGAACTGAAAAGATAGAAAAGACAACTGACATCCAGTTGTTTACAAATGCTTTGAAGAATCAGGAGATGATTTACAAGTTTTTGAAGTTAATTGCATCGACAAGTATTGAATGTAAGTTCTTCAACAAAGGCAACAACTATGAATGTTATACTTGTCAAAAGACCGGTCAAAAGATGTTCATAGAAGACATTTACACTGACATGAAAATGAGCAACAACTGCAAACAGTCTAAACAGGTAGAGGCCCATGAACTAATTATAGACGATATCAAATATTACGCGACTGATGAAAATGTGTATAGGCTGGTTAACGGAACGGCCGTACTAGTTCACGATCCGGAAGTCATAGAAGCCGCAATGTCATCAAAAAATAAACAAAAGACAACACTGCTTTGATTGGTAACAACGACATGCCAGAAATAATCTGTATAGTCTGCACTGATGAATCCGGAATTTACTCCATTGACAATAATATTCCATGGCATTGCTCCGAAGATTTACAATTCTTCAAAGAGACAACTACTGGATATCCAGTTATAGTAGGCGGCAACACATTTAGATCTTTTCCAAAAAGTGGATTGCCAGGGCGTGAACTAATTGTACTTTCGCGGAAAGAACCAGACGCATTTAACAGCCCTTATGAAATAATGGACTATATACAAAAGTTTGATAAGGTCTTTGTAGCCGGGGCGTATGATGTATTTTTCAAGATGCAAGTAATTAACAAGGTGATACTAAACCGCGTTAATATCAAAACCACTCTCAGCACAGATATAAAACAGTTTACATTGCCAAAGCAATTTACTTTAACCAAGTCGTGTAAGATTAGTGAATGCTTGGAGTCCAGTGAATACAAATACACTAACAAGGAAGAAACCAAGTATCTTAAGTATTTGGCAAAGATTGTAAATACAGGAACACTCAAAAGTAACAGAACCGGAGTTAGTACGTTTTCATTATTCGGAAAGTCATTCAAGTATGACTTGCGCGAATACCGCTTGCCTTTGTTTGGACATCGTAAGATTTTCATAAGAGGTATCATTGAAGAATTGTTATTCTTCGTTTCCGGGTCTACTGACACCAAAATACTTGAGTCAAAGGGCGTAAATATCTGGAAAGGTAATACCAGCAGAGCCTTTTTGGATTCAGTAGGTCTGTTTGATTATCCAGAAGGTTCATATGGCCCTTCTTATGGATTCCAATTGCGGCACTTCGGCTCCGAAGTGGATTCAGATGGCCATTCTGACAATAATGGGTTTGATCAATTGGAATACATTGTGGATCTTCTCAAAAACAATCCGGATTCTCGTAGAATACTGTTCACGTACTGGAATCCTCTTGTGCTAAAGAAGGTGCCGCTTCCAAGTTGTCACTTGCTTTACAACTTTTATGTTTCAAACGGAGAATTAAGTGTTTCATTTTATCAAAGGTCTAGCGACTTTGCATTGGCTTGCAATTTCAATATTGTATCTGCTAGCTTGTTAGTTTTTATGCTGTGCAAAGTGACCGGACTGAAGCCGGGTAAGTGTATTCACAATATTGGCGATGCTCACGTTTATGAAAATCAGGTCGGATCAATTCAAGAATTTATCAATAATGAACCTACTAACTTTCCGTTATGTCAAGTTAGACGTCGGGACAACATAAATGATTTCACAGTTGACGACTTTAAGATAATCGGGTACAATCCGCATAAAAAGTATTCTATTCCTTTTGTTGTATAATTCTAAACGCACATGCATGTTTATAGAATGGATAGTTCATGTATCCGTATTTTTTTCTTACGCGAGTATAAATTTTTGGCTTGCATGTTGTTACGAACTTCATTTGTACTGTTTGTGTTTGATGTTTATCTTTTGAAACAAATTGTATTGCGGTATTAGGGTGTCTACGAGATATTAATATTTTATATTCATTGGAATCGTATTGCCATTCTGAAATCTCGCTACCATATAAAGAATGTGATTTCTTGTTCTTTTGACCCTTTGATTTCAGTTTCGAGAACTCTATTCCCATTTGTTATATTAATGGTGTTTCCTGTGATAACAGTGTCTGTATTTTTTTTCATATCTGGCGGAGCCGTCTTTGGGAAAATATGCATCTTGGAAAAGCTACCAAACATAGTATACTAATGGACCAAAAAGAGTATGCCCAATTTAGGGCAGACAGTTATTCCCATTCGGACGATCTTATTCATGAATACGGACTGCTCAGGCTTAATGGGTATCAAAACTTTGTAAAAAATTACATGTCTATAAACACCACAAATGACAGACTATTATTAGTTCATTCGACAGGAGTAGGGAAAACTATTACATCTCTATCAACTGCCATTGAACATATGAAATCAGTAAACCGAAATGTGTTCATAATTGGATTTTCCAAGTCTGTGTTCAAGCGAGAACTTATAACGAGGCCGGAATTTGGATTTGTTCACAAAGATGAAGTCGCACTTATGAAAACATTGAATAATGACTTAATGCGAGACGGCAAAACCCGAACTGCTAACAAGCTAAAAGAAGTCCGCAGGCGTGTATCTGCTAGACTTTCAAAGGGTTCAAACAGGATTTACTTTATTGGATACAAGGCACTCATCAATGCAATGTTTATCCGGACATCAAACAAGATTAATTTAGATGAACTGAAGTCTACGAATGACATAAAGTTCTTCTTGGCAAAAAAGCAAATTAGGCCGAATGTAGAATTCATGAGATTAGTGAAAGAATCATTTATCATTTGCGACGAAGTGCACAACCTTTACAATGCAAAAGCATTAAATTCATGGGGCGCGTGTTTGAAATATCTCATTGACACCTCAAATTGCAAAGCAATGTTTTTATCTGCAACTCCCGTTAATAACCAACCTGAAAAGATAGTTAATGTAATCAACTTACTTGTGAGAGAAGAATACAATGTGTCAGATTTGTTTCAAGGAAACAAACTTACAGACAAAGGTAAGCAAATTGTAATAGACGCCATCAAAGGCAAAGTGTCTTACTTGATAGATAGAGATCAATCTAAATTTCCTGATAAAGAATTTTACGGAACTACTATTGATTACCTCAAGTTTATGCTTTGCCCGGCGCCGGCAGCGCAGGTTACTTCCTACAAAAGCCATGCAAATATCTTGAGTACTAACATAGAAAATGACGCATCTCATTATCTTTCAAGTGATGAATTATTAGCTGAGAATGTTAGTCAATATTCAAGCAAGTACCCGAAGATATTAGAACTGCTATCTAATGAAGGCAAAATATTCATGTATCACAACTTTGTCAAATCCGGAACGTCCCAATTGAAAGAACTGTGTTATATAAACGGCATGACTGAATACGGGAATTCCCCTTCTCCTAATGCAAGGTGTTCCAGATGTTTCAAAGTATCAAAGGGCCACTCTGATCATAAATTCTCCCCTTACTATTTTTTGTATGTCACTGGGGAAGTTTCTAAGACGGAACTTAGCTTTGGGTTAAGTTTATTTAACTCTGTCGAAAATGTTAACGGAGACCGCATAAAGTTAATCATTGGGTCACAAGCTATAAAAGAGTCATATGACTTCAAAGCAGTACAAAATCTTATCGTCGCGTTTATGCCTGATAACATTTCAACTCTGATCCAAGTCTTAGGAAGAGCAATCAGAAAGAATTCGCATTCTGACTTACCAAAGTCGAAACGAAAGGTTAACATCTACTTACTGGCGACTACGTTTGACGACATTGAATCGTATGAAATCAATCGTTACAAAAACAAGATGAAAACATTCACAGAAATAAAAACCCTAAATCAACTGTTTGCCGAGTATGCCATCGACAAAGATTCTAACTTTATCATTAACTCGAAGTCAAACGAAGAAGGCATTTTTGAAGTACCGAAAGTAAGTAAGTCTTTAGACATTCATAAAATTAAGTCAGAGGTGTTCTCCGCGTATTATTCAGATGAAGAAGTGATGCTTTGTTTGTACATTATCAAAAGAGTGATGTCAGAGGCTTATCCAGCTGGCTTGTCTTATGACAAGTTACTCAAGCGCGTGAGAGAAACAAAGTTAGCTAATCGCGACCCTCTATTAATTTCAGAGGACAGTATTATTACAGCAATTGCCGCGCTCGCATCTGATTCGTATGTTCAACATGAATCTCATAAGACAACACTATTTGGCGTATTTGACCAACTAAAAGGAATACCTGTTAGAGTAGGAAATTCCTTTTATTCCATGTACTTAACTCTTTGCAAGGGCACCTACTATTTGTCGCATAATGGAGTACAGCTGGGCGAGTTTGATTTCCATCGTCCGCCTGGACTCGCAGATTCTAAGTTAATAGACTTGAACAAGGTAACCTCAATGAATTCAAACACTTTAGCAGACAGGGAGGAATGGATTTCAAAATGCGAGTCCACTCCAATCGAATTTATCAGCGATGCGAATGCTGATCCTGCAACTCATCTCAGCACAATCACTTACATAATCGAATACTTCAGCGATATGTGGTTACGCCAAGAAGACTGGCAAATGAGTGAACATCATGACACATTGGTAAAGTTGCTTTTCTTCTACAACAAGTTTAGAATTATCATATGGGGTAGTCAGATGAATAAACAAGTAAACGACATGTACTCTGTGTATAAAGAAAAATTTACACGGTCGAAGAAAGTATTCTTCACCAGTTCTGAATCCAGATACGAAGGTTACGAAGATATGGTTGCGACAGTAGACTCAATCGTGAATATATTCGAAGATATCAAAAAGGAGGAGAAACTGAAATTCTACTACTATCATAAGAACAAGGCGAAGTTCATACCCGGAGATGATATCCCAAAGGCGTCTCTTATTCCAGTTGGGCATTACTTTTCAAAAGAAGTGATGATATTGTCCCCTGATAAAAAATGGATAAAGCAAAGTGCTATCAACAATAACCTGCATTCCGTGTATAGGGAGAATCAGAAGATATTGGGATTCTTGGAAAAAGATAGAGACGGATTGAACGTTGCTTTCAAAATACGCGTAGGTCCGAGTAAAGAGCACAATGACCAAAGGAAAAAAATAACAGGATCTATTTGTGAAACACACGAAAGAGATAGCTTGGTCAAAGTATGTAAAATTCTAAAGATTGACTCAGCTGGGAACAAATCAAAACTATGCGAAAGAATAAAGTTGAAGCTCATTAACTTAGAACTAGAGGCGCGGAAAAACGAAAGTGCCGTAAGATACTTTAAGTTTTATTGGGAAGACACTTCGTGAATCAGAAGTAAAACTGCTTGATAAATTTTTTGAAATCCTTTTCTGACATGTTTACAGTTTGTTCATTAATTGTCTGAATAGAAGTAAACACTGCGTCTACATTCGCTATGAGTTCTTCTGTGATGAAGTCAGTTTTTTGAAGGTCGACTTCATTGATCATGATAGCTTTGTAAGTAAGTGTGCCAATGTACTTCCAATCATTTGACTTATTCTTAGCGGCTGAAGCGATATCTTTTTTATATTCAGATATGTCCTTTGAAGAATAAATCTCTGAGTATTCAACATCGATGGACTTTTCCGCGCACATTTTGAGATACCCGTTAATCGACTCGCGATCTAAAATAGACAAGTCCGAATCAAATTCTGATTCAAAGGGCCCGTACAAATGCAAACCGCCGTAGTAAATCATATCAGCGACAACCTGTTTCCCGAAGTGATAATTGGAATAATTCAATGTCAAGATTTGATCAAGCGAACAGAACTTGTACACGACTTCAATGAAAACAGCACGGTCGCAAATTGGTATGACAGACATTCCAAGCAACGGCTGACTGATGTAGTGCTCCGGCACCACTCCTATCTCCGGAATAGCCATAAACGGGCTTTTGAATTCAAAGAGGACAATATCTGCTTGGTCGCCGGAATTCACAACTGCTAATCCGTCCGGGCTGTAGCTTATCCTTTCTGTCTTCTTCGACTTCACTGAGCCGGTCTCGTAAATGATGCAGTTGTATTTTTTTTCAACATACTTCTCAGTTACTTGTTCCATCACAGAGCCAAACCAAAGCGGGGCACTTGCTTTAAACTTAGCAAATCTGCTCTTTGAAACAATAAATTCTTTCACTGCCCCATACTTACTTTTACCCAATAATAAGCTTATCTCAGACCCGCCGACAGTTAGTTTGCGCGCGAAAAGCCATTCTTCAGATCCCTGCGGGGCTAACTCTTCAGTGGACTTTATGAACTCAGTTAGTAGAGATGTACACTCTTCATATGACCTCATAGTACCTTTACTAAGTATACGGCTCTCAATTTTAAAATTGAAAGCATTTGAATAATATTAGTAAACGGCATAGCAGAATGGACATGTCATTGATCGAAGAGTACGAAGCAATTAATACTCAAACTGAGACATTCGACAAGTCAGATTACGATTATATTGCATTCACGGACGGCTCTAGTGTAAACACGCCAATTAAGAAATCTGGATCAGGGGTTTACTTCTACAAGACCAACTTGAAAGTACTTGAATCTCAGTTCGAATCTGACTTACTAGTGTACAGCGTTGCTAATGAGATTCTATTTTCCGGAAAGCTTAAAGATTACACAGGGTTGTGTACTGACCAAAGTTGCACAAAGATCGGATATTCAGAATCGGGTAAGTGTAGCGAACATAAATTGCCAAATGAAAGATCGAAGTTGAATTACCAGATTTATCAAACAACAAATATCCGCGCGGAAGGTCTCGCGATTCTGTTAGCCATTCAGGCAATGATTAACATCAAGCGAAAAAAAAATGTAACAGAACGCGATACGATTGTAGGAGTTCAGCTAAACACTTTAAAAGCACCTAAATTTACTTTCATTGGGGAAAAAATGGCCATTATTACTGATTCAAAATTCTGGATCGATGTAATGACGTCATGGCTTTCCGGATGGATTAGCAAAAGAACGCTAATGACTCGTAAAAACATTGACATCATCGTTAGACTTATTAAAGCAGTTGAGGACCTTGAAAAGGTAGGAGTGTCATTAACGTTTTGGCACACTCGCGGCCATCAAACTGACGATTCTTTCGAGACAAAAGGGAATAACTTAGCAGACAAGCTTGCCACGACAGCAAGCGCGAGTAAGTCTGTCGGCACTTTCGCAATGCACTAAACTCACTCAGATAACACATCTTACTTTTTTTTTGATTCGCATGATGAAATCATATAACTTCTTATTTTTCGTCATCGCCAACAGCTGATTTCCGTTTAAGAATTTTATATCGGAAGTTTCCAATGCGATGTCTCGACCAATATCAATGCGCGGAGTGTACTTCGGGTCTAACATCACGGCGAGAATGTAGACATATTTATATTCAACTCCTTCATCTGCGAAAGTGTATATCATCTTAGGCTGGTCCCACAGTACGCGATACTTATATTTCGGAATCCCAGTCTCTTCACTGAATTCTCTCAGAGCGGCAGTGCAATCCGATTCGTTTTTGTTTTTCATTCCTTTGGGCATTTCCCAAATTTGATCAATAGACTTACTTTTGCCGATTAGTTCATTGAGCTTTGCACCATTATCAAACATAAACTTTCTCTCGAATTTAGCTTTACAATTCTCATACTTGGACAATTCCTTTGAGGTCATCATGGCCGGAGTTTTAAGATATGAAAGATACCAAATATTGCTGAAGTTCAGTGACAGTATACATAGTTTTTCTTCGACTGTCATATTGTCAAAGAGCTTAATTATATCTGAATCGTGAGTTCGGCTGTAGATCCCTTTAGCAAATGTTATAAACGCATAACTTGTCCGTTTTTTAATGAACAGAAATTCATAATCGTTCGAATCTTTTAAGACTACGCGCTTTACAAGTGCGACTCCATAGCTAGTAATCGAATGCATTTGTTATACATTTGGTTATACATCAGAATGGTTTTTTAATTTTAACGCCATTATGAAGATAATGTCAATTATCGGACAAGGTGCATTTGGTAGTGTCGTGAAAACAGAAACCGGAGTAGTGAAGATTTATTCGCAAGAAGACGCGGTTGATGCGGGTTTAGAAATAGATACATTGAAATTGATAAAAAGCAATAGAAAGTCTTTCAAAGATGCACACGAGAGTAAATTCGGAGAAAGACTTAAGAGCAAAATTGTAACATTGAAGAAATGGGAAACGCAACCGCGAGATATCCGTTTGCATTTCAAACAATACGCCTCGACTCTGTCTGACATTATAGACTCAGGTAAAATTAGTTTCAGCGTCGCAATGCATATCTATCATTGTATTGTGATAGGACTTGCGGAGTTGCAGCATTCGAAAATTATTCACGGAGATTTAAAACCAGACAATATTATGATTTATTACACAGGAGACACAAAGAGTCAGAAGAAATTGGCCAAGGCAATTAAGTCAGAAAACTGCAAGTCTATTGACATCAAAATTATTGATTTCAACAAATCTGTAAAAGCAGAATCGGTGATTAAACCTCTTGACATACAAACGTTATACTACACGCCCCCTGAAATAATAGTAGGCGACCGTGGATATAACTATTCGGTAGACATATGGACTGCAGGGTGCATCCTTAACGAAATGTTAACCGGCATGCATTTATTCAATGTGTTTCACAAAGATTCAACTGCAAGTCAAACCAGCGAGCAAAGTCAAACAAGCGATCACAGTCAAACCAGCGAGCACAAAGAAACATTTGACCACTTTGCATTGTTGCATTTATATCATCAGGCGATAGGTCCGTTCGATAACATACCAGATACCAGAGATTCTAGAAAATATTTCTCAAACGGGAAACTGTTTGGATCTCTTCCGACAAAAAAAGCAAAGTGGCAAACATTTAACAATGCCGTAGACACTATATTTGAAAGAACATTTCACTACGATTATAACAACAGGCTTGATATTGATGAATATTATTCCATTCACAATAGAGTCAACTCAAGATAAAATAGATGCCGCGTCGATACTGGAACATACACTTATACTTTTGATAAATCAGATTAAAAAGGATCAACTCGCAGAAGAACAGCTTGAAAAACTGTTTGATATAGAAAGAAGAACAATCCAAAAATGGACCGGGCCGGCGAGACCCATGAAAGAAATGCAGGGGTATATTCCTATTGTAATACCAAAAACGATAAGTCCTATTTCTTTGAATGACTTCATTTCAGGAATTTATCCAGAAGCGATAAATATAGGATTTGATAACTATTACCCATTTGATCAAATCGATTGTGTATCTATTAAAACTCCGATGAATACATTGCTTTATGACAGACAAACACATCACATTATTATCAAAGTGGGATCTATGAATAAGTATAAAGTTATCAACACGCGACTTTGCAACGTATATGCTGCAAAGTCTACAGACAACTCTAGAAGTATTATATGCAATAACAATCTTCTGTCAAAGGGCTTAAGGTGTTACAACTCTGCCTGTAAATATTATCACGATCCATACTTGGGTTACAAAGACAACGCACATCCTGCCAGACAATATTCCAACTGCCCGATAGTTTATTCTAAGCCGGACTTTAAGTCAGGTTCGACTATTAGCCAGAATGCAAAAAAAGTAAACTGGCCAGAAGCTATTACGTTATATCAAAGCTCTTTGAACAATATTCTAATCGCGTGTATTCACGCGCGGATGTCTTCTTAGTGTAGCATAAATCGGTCTTCGATGTTAGTTATGTCAGAGGCTTTCTCGTTGGTAAATTGTTCAGCACGTTCAGCTACAAGGTCGCCGTTACCATTTTTTTTCATTTCTATGTCGAAGTCAGAAAAGAATACAGGAGCGTCACGAGAACCAGTCAGTCCGGACTTTTGCGCGGCGTTCATCTTGTCATCAAGGCTTACACCATCAGTGGCAACAATGTAACGGCGGATGGCATTCGGGTTGTTAACAAAGCCAGAAGTAGCGGCCCAAATGACTAGAGTCATAACTAAAACACCAACAGCAACGGCGCATGCCTTTTGGTTAGCTTTGCACCAAGTAGTAGCGGTCTCAACAATAGAAGCCATTTCAATATTATATACTCTACTGTACATAAATTTCTGCAAAGAAAAAAATAATTGAGATCGTATAATGAAAACAGTGCTTTTAGGTTTATTAGTATTAGTTGTCATAATCGGGTGCGGTTTAGCCTTTAAGACTGAAGTGTTGAACGATAGTCCTCTAGACAAAAAAATAGATGAGTTCCTCATGGAACAATCAATAGCGCTACGCGACACATCTTAAACCGTGTACTTGTTGATACTTACATAAGAAGTGATATCGATTGCTTCGTCAATTGTCATATTTAGCACGAGGTCGCGCTCAGAGTCTGCGTAGATTTTGATGTTGTCCGCCAGCAAACTGTTTGAAACAGCTTTCAGGTAGTCAATCTGAATTGACACGCTGAAAATGTCAGTAACTGTCGAAACAAGGTTTATTTTTTTCTCATCTCTGCAGATATTGTATCCTTTTACGGTATTTGTTATATTCTTATATGTGAAACTCAGAGGACCCGATGATTTTTCAATGGTGAACACTTCGTTAAACACATAGATATCATTAATGAGTTTCTTGAAGAATTTACATGGAAGCTCAAACTTAATCGGGTAGTTAACATAGTCAAGAGGCCTGCCAACAAAAGAGTCATAATTGCGGTCGCTTTCGATTAGGCGAACAACATGATTCTCATCAATGCTCAAAGTAGAATTCTTCAAAGTGATGATGACATTGTTGCGGTAGGAATCCTTTTTTAGGATCAGAGAAATCAAATCATAGTTCTTGTCGATCTTTTGAGTGATCTTGTCTAGATTCTTTGTGTCTATAGTCACAGTTACAGGACGTTCGCAAAAGTAATGATTCATCTTGTTAGGGTTGAACTTGATGTGGATATTATTTTTTTCAAGATGGTCAATTCCAAACAAAAGCACGCTAGTTCCTGTGAAGTAGAAATTGATTTCTTTCACATTCATATTTTTCAAGAGACTAAACACCTTTTTGAAAATTATAGGATTGTCGTAAGACATCTCAATCATGTTATCATTACTAGAAGGGTCATGTACGATTCCGTTTCGAGGGGTTGGCTCGGGTACAGGGTTTTTACGAGGGCGGCCTGGTTTCATCATTATTCTAATGTAACGTAGTCAAAATTAATTACAAATTGCAGAAAGTTTAATAAATGGCAAGCCTAGAAGATAAAACAACTGTTCTCACATTGATTACTGAAACTAGTAAACTTCTCAAAAGACTCGCGAATAATAAGTTCATAGAAGAGTATGCAAAAGATCAGATGCGTAACATCATTAATCGCGAGTTTACGTGCGAAGAGACATTAGCCAAAATAAACGGAATTTACTGCACAGAGCTAAACCATAAGTTAAGTTTCGGCCAAGTGAAAGAATACATTTATGCTAAGCCTCACTCAGGGCTGTATTATGACAAAATACACGACCAGTTTCTTATTAATATCTCGGGGGTTGTACTTTACGGAAACGTAGGGAATCTGGTATCAAAAAAAAGCAAGAAGTGTTTCAAGTGTAACAATGACTGTGATAAAGAAGAATGTAAATATTACCACGGGGCCGATATATGTTTTGTACGAGGAAAACACCCGGCAGATATGCCGCATTTACATCAAAAAAATACTCAGGATTACTTGATCAGACGAGTTATGCATGACTTGTTAACATTGCTTTCTAATTCAAATAGCCAAACTTAGTTCCGACCGCAACTATAATTTCTTTCATTTCCGAAACCGGAGCCTTGACTCTGCTTAATGTTTCTTCCATGTTTATTTCAACAGTGCCATCACCAACAGGGCGGTTGCAAATAGGTGTGATAATAGTTTTGAAACCAGATATAGTCGTTAATTCAAATGGACCGCAGTCTTGTCTAGTTCTAAGAGCAACGATAGTCGCCGCTCCTGCAATAGCAGCTGCCCGGCCATCAAGAATATCTATGACTTCTTTTTTTATATCCGCGGGGATATTCGTAGTGTCATACTTTACAATACCAGGCAAACCATTTGCGGGAGGCACAATCGCTTGTACTACGGGATTAATAGTTTTAACAGTTCCGTTACTAGAAGAAATAACAATAGGCTGAGTTGCAGCTTTGTTGATAGCGGCTAACTCTGTCTTAGCCGCTGCTGCTTTGTTCATAATAATCTGATTGGCATCTTCATATATTTTTTTCACAAGGGCGGGGTTGCTTGCTTTGAAGGTGTCAATAGCAGCTTTTTTAGCAGATGAAGAAGAAGCAAAATATTTAGCCTTTCCTAGAGAAGAAAGACTGTTTCTGAATTGTATCTCTATCTGCGCCTCAGGATCCATATCGTATATCTATTGTTTTATTTTTTCAAAGAACTTAGTTCATCACCAATCTTTTCAAAATTGGAATAAATCTTAGAAACAGAAGCAGGATTCAAGGAGGCCCATCCTGCTATGATGTTGCGCTTATTGCTGGCTGACGCTAATTTGTACTTAAGTAATTCAAAGGGCTTAGCCGCTTGTTTGAATGCTGATTCAAGTTTAGCAACTTCAGAAACCGGGTTATCTAAGCCACTTGTTTGCAGTACTATTAGCACTATGACAATGAATACAACGGCTCCTATTATTACCATACCCATTTTATATATTATGGATTATAAAATTGATTAGCAGATTATAATATATCTATTCACAATGCGGGCAAATGATCAAATCGTCGGGAATGTTTATAAAAACATCACTGAAGAGTTCATTAAGTACCGCAAGTTAACTGTTGTAGATATCCTGCCTTATGAAGTAGTAAGTCATGAATTATTTACAAACGGATACACTATCATTAACTGTATCCATAATCACATCGATAATGATTCAGATAAGCAAGTTAAGATTGTGCTATATCACTTTAACACGAGTGAAGGGCTTAAAGCCGCAGATGTAAAAAAATTAGTATCCAAGTTTAGCCAGTCTTATGAAATCATATTGGTTACTCAAAACCCGGTTAGTACTCATGTAGTTAACTACATCAAAACAGTAGGAATCGTAGCTTATACTTACTCCAATTTTATCATAGTGGTCCCTGACCATATTTTGGTTCCTAAGTACAGAGTTCTAAACACGGCAGAATCTATTGAGCTTATAGAAAATCTTTACATCAAGAAGTCAACGTTGCCTAAGGTAAAGCGCAACGACGCTACAGTAATTTGGTCACATGCCAAGCCCGGGGATATCATTGAGTACACGCGCAACGATGAGGTTTCAGGCATTTCGATCTACTACAGATTGGTTATCTGATGATTCCGCCGATTGGACTATTCTGTCAAAGTGGTCATATTTTTTGATCTGTATTTCACGATATCGTCTCAAGCAAAGCGATTTGTACTTGATAGAACTTGAAAAAAAATTGAATTTTGGTTTTTTAATTTGTACTGTTGCAACAATGTTCAGCTCTTTCTTCCAGATGTTCCAATCTAACTCAGTTAACAACGAAGTTAACATGGGTAACGATATTAATATGGAATCTAACGTTGATAACTCAGTTAATATGAACACACACCAGATTAATCTCAGTCAAATGACTTACATTTACATTCGAGTTAGTACTCAGGAGCAAGACTATGACGCCCAGCGTTATTCTTGTGTCAAGTTCTGTGAAGATAATGATGTAACAGATTATGAAGTTGTCGAAGAGAAATGCTCAGCCTACAAGCTAAAGAGTCAGAAAGAGCTAGCAGGTCTGTTGTCTAAGAAAGACATTAACATCATCGTTTACGCAGTCGACAGACTGTCTCGAAATGTAGTTAAGGCCGACTCAATGACAAATCTGTTTGAACTCAACAACATCACTATCCATAGTGTCAAAGAGCGTATTTCCACATTCACCGCGTTCGGCAGGCACGAATTCAGAAAGATTATCAGCGCGAGCCAGTATGAATCTGAGTTAATTTCTGAACGAGTTCGTAACTCTATTAAGTACCGCAAAGAAAACGGCATTGCCATCGGTCGCCCTAAGTACGGGTACACTCGTTTCAACAAGAGACATGTGCGAGACCATAATGAACAAGCTATCATCAGATTCATTGTCACGACTTGCAAAAAGTCGATGGCGTTGAACTGCTTAGATTACCATCTTAAGCGACTTCTAACTGCTTTGCAGCGAGAATCTGATTTCGTTCCGATTCTTATTACCGAAGAAGACTCAAACTTTGAGTACAATACGCTCCCCCAGCACGGGACAGTGAAGGTAACCTATCAGCTACTTAGCGAGGTTCTCAATGATTATAATATCAAGAGACGTAACAATAAGTGGAACACTGCTAGTGTCGGAAAAGTTTACAAGTCTGAGTACACGGAGGTAGTTAGCCGCATAGGAAACCTGCGCGTCTAGATCAATTGCTTAGCAATTATTTTTTTTTGTCGAAAGAATGTACCGATAAATATACTATGAGTTCCGGCGGTGTTTACTCGCTATTAACAAATGATGGTAAGCAAGATCAAATGCTTATGGCCACCGAGAGCCTCGCTCGCCGGCTAGGAGCTATTCGTCTAGCCCGTAAGGACCTTGCCAATCCTAATCCTACCATTGCTGACATTGAAAAGACTCACGTAATTTTCATGAACGCTCACTTCAAGCCTTTTGTTGCTATGGGTTTCGAGTACAACAAGGTCGTGTCTAACAACCCCGTGCTTGGCTCTAAGCTTCAGTTTTCCATTCCTCAGTTTGGAGACTTCTTCAACGACATGGTAGTGCACGTGAAGATCAATGCCCCTTCTGTGACTTTCAGCGGCACTCCTGTCAACCTTAATGCCGATTGTGCTCTTTACCGCTGGTGCGACTTTCCCGGCGAGCGTCTTTTCCAAAAGGTGTCTTTCGATGTTAACGGAAACCCTCTAGATGAGTACTACCCGGACACGTACAACATGCACCGTCAATTCTGCGTACCTGAGTCGAAGAAAGTTGGCTGGTTCAAGAACATGGGCCAGGAGCTTCCTGTTGACGCCATGTACAAGTACCATGATGACACCACTGCGCCTCTTGCTCCTAAGAACGCTCGCGCTTCATTCCGTCACTACGACGGCCACCAAACTTACAAGCAGTCCCACGATGATCTAGAGATGTTCATCCCGCTTCTATTCTGGTTCAACACTGACCCTCGCCTTTCCATTCCTTCAGTGTGCATTCCTTACGGCCAGCGTTTCATCAACATCGACCTTGCTTCGCCTTCGCAGCTTCTACGTGCCATTATCAACCCTGGCGCCCTTTCGACGACGGGACTAGCCGCTCCTGCGCTAACCACGCCTACGTTCGCTAACTGTGATCTTTACATTAACAACATCTTCGTTAACCCGGACATCCACGATATCTACATCAACCGTGTTGGATTCTCGCTTATCCGTGTGCACCGTCGCCAAGTTACCAACGTCAACAAGGCTTCGGACAACGTGCACCTCCAGGCTATCAAGTGGCCCATTGAGACTCTCTACATTGGTATCCGCCCTACCGCTAACGTTGCCAGCAACGCTAACGTCGCCGCGGTCGGCAGTCAAAACTCGGTCATTGACTCAAACATGTCGGACTGGCACAAGTTCGGTGTCGTGTCTGAGGCTGCTGTTACGCAATCTGCTGGTGTCACTGGTGCTTCGGCCGGTTACCTTCTCAGCAAGCAACGCGGCCACGTCAGCCGATTCAGCATCACGTCGCAGGGCATTCCCCTCTTCAACAACATGCCGAGCAAGTTCTTCAACAGCTACGTCCCGTACACGTACGGCGGCTGGAACATTGCCACCCCTACGGACAACGGTGTGTACATGATCAGCTTCTGCCTATACCCTGGCACCTACCAGCCGTCTGGCCACATCAATGTGTCGCGCGCCCGTGAGTTCTACCTTGAGTACTCGTCGGACTACGTTCGCTCGGATCGCACGGCCGATCTAGTGGTTAATGCTGTGGCTCTTAACTTCCTTCTAATTTCGGACGGTTCAGCTGCGTTACGCTACGCTACCTGATGGGTCGGCTGCGGTTTACCTCACGTAGAGAGATACCATCAGACATTGCAAGTTGTTTCTGCATTACATGCGCTTGAGCACTTCCATCTAAAATTAACCAATTCTTTTTTTTTGTATGTTTACGCCACTTAGTTAAATCGTTTCTTTTTTGACTAGTTGCTAATCTTATACGTCTGTGCTGCACTTTGACAAAATACGCTCCTTTCTTATTTTTGAGATGGGTTCGCCGCGGGTATGCCACTTAAGTGTTTTTTGAAAAAATAAAATTGATTACCGAAACTCATAGTCACTAACAATGTCCGTACAATTCGAAACCGCCAAAGCTAAACTCGCCGAACTCGGCTATGAATTAGTGGACGAGTCAGTTTACGAAACGACTAACACGCGAGCACTTATCAGATGCATTAAGCACGAAGTTACATGGGAATCCACTATCGGAGAAGCTTACAGAAAAGCTAAATATTGTAATGTGTGTAGAAGCGAAAATGGTACGTGGCAAGAAATCGCTGGTAAGAAAGGTTATACAATTCTGGACGAGTCCGGAGAAAATGTAACGTTTCAATGCTCAAACGAACACGAATGGACAACTAAATCAGATAACATCAGATTTACGCAATGCAAGATTTGCTCTGGACAAAAAATCCCCATTGAAGAAATCATAGAAAAAATTATAAGCAGAGGATTTGAATTACTTAACATTGATGAAGTCACTAGTACACGATGTGTTGGGTCATATAGATGCCCAAAAGGACACGAATGGAGCTGTTATGTACACAACGTATACTCTGAAAAATCAGGCTGCCCGCACTGATTAGTTAAATGGAATAAATCGTTTCTTTTTTGATTATAGAGCCATAAAATGACACAGGTATAGTAATGCAAACAGATTGCAGTGTTAAGATACTACATCCTAAACAAGCAGCAAAGCATTACAACGTTTCAATTCCTCATCTAAGAAAATTAGCAAGAGAAGGTAAAGTTCCTGTCAATATTACTAGCGGAGGTCATTATAGATATGTTATCAAGCAAGAAGAATGTGAATCGTCTTGCCCAGACGAAGTTTCAGCAAATATCATTTATGCTAGAGTATCGTCTAAAAAACAACAACAGGACTTGGAACGACAAGGAATTAAACTTCAAAGAGCATTTCCGGAATTTACACTTATCAAAGATATTGGATCTGGAATCAACTTCAAGAGAAAAGGATTTATTAAAATCCTGGAACTCCTCTTTCAAGGAAAGATCAACAAAGTTGTGGTTGCCAACAAAGATAGATTCTCTAGATTTGGATTTGAGTTCTTTGAATGGATGTTCAGTAAATTTGGAGCGTCACTTGAAGTTATTCACAACAACTCAAACACGACAAGTTCAGCAAGTCAAGAACTCGCAACCGATCTTATGGAAATTATCACAGTCTTTACAGCAAGATTCTATGGATCTAGGAGATACGAAATCGATCAAACTCAGGATTTATCCGAATCAGAATCAGAAGATTCTGTTTAGGAAATGCATGGCATTGTCTAGATTTTATTATAACAAAGCAGTTGAGGCTGTTAATAACAGATATGAAGAACGCAAAAAATTCTTTGAAGATAGTTTAACATGCATACATTGTTCTGAACCAAAACAGGAAAATTCATATACTTGTAAATCTCATGCGAAAAAGAAAATTCCTTGGAACTTAAATATTTCGTTCATCTCATTACGAAATGAAATCATAAAATCAGACAAGGAATTATTAGAAACTCCACACGCATGGCATATTGAAGTTCCTTATGATGTAAGACAGCTTGTTGTGAATGATGTAATTACAGCATATAAATCAGCTATTACAAACAAGTTAAGAGGCAATATACAGCACTTCAGATTGGGATTTAAACGATACGATAAATTCAACGGGATGTTTCATACAACTAAAAGCGCGTTGAAGATTGACAATCAAACGGCTAGCGTTTTTGTAAGAAGATTAAAATCTGATAAATTTCTCAAGATGTCAAAACGTTCTACTAAAAAACTTCCAAAGTCTAATGAAGCACAGTCTAAAATTATCATGAAAAACGGAGAATGTTATTTGATACTTTCAGTAAAATCAGAAAAGGTGGCTATTCCTGATAATAGAAATTTTGCCATTAGCTTAGATCCAGGAGTACGAACTTTTCAATCTGGTTATGATTTGTCTGGACTAGTGATGGAGTTCGGAAGGGAAGATATAGCTAAACTCAAAAATTTACACATCAGAATCGACAAGCTATCTAGTATAAAGACAAGAATATTGTCTAAGTCAAGATCAAATATAGCAAAAAAAATTCAAAAACTTCATCTGAAAATCAAAAACACAGTGCATAACATGCATTTACAGATAGCATCTTTCTTAAGTCGGAACTACCAAAACGTTCTACTTCCCCGCTTCAATACAAGTCAGATGCTATCTAGTAACACACTTCCATCAAGTGTAAAACGTATGATGGGATGTTTGAGTTTTTATAAGTTTAGTGAAGCATTGAAATACAGCTGCGCAAAATACAAATGTAATCTTTTCAGAGTTGATGAACATTATACTTCTAAGCTTTGCGGTAACTGCGGAGTGTTAAATGATCCTAAAACATCTAAAGTTTATAGATGTAAATGTGGAACTGTTTTAGACAGAGATTTTAACGCCGCTCGAAACATTTTGCTTCAGTACTTATGCTTGTAGATTTACCACGGGAGTTGATACTTTCCCTTAATTGAGTCGATTTAATCGATTTATAGTATCTGCTCAACAACAAGTGGAGAACGTAAATGTGGCTTCATCTTAGAAAACATCTTTAACAAGCCGTTTAACAAAACGCGCGATGTTGTAGATGGTGGACTTGAGCTTGATATGTATAATGAAGAATTAAGAATTGCGTGTGAATATAATGGTATTCAACATTATAAAGAAGATGTCAAGTTCTTTCATAAATATGGCGGCTTTGAAGAACAAAAAGAAAGAGATGCGAAAAAAGCGGAATTTTGCAGTGCTAACGGAATCAACCTAATTGTTGTCCCGTACACAATTAAGAGCTTCCGCGGCACCGTTGAATTCATTATGGCACATTTAAATGTAGAAGTTGACATCGATTGGAGTGCCAAAGAAATAGAATTCAACTCAAGTGACCACAATAAGATATCTTCCACAGCGATGAACTCTGAGATTCAGGACATGGCAGAAGCTAAAGACGGGACGTATTTGCGTTCTGTTTCAGAAGGCCGTCTATTTTACGTGTTTAGATGTTCAGAAGGGCATGAATTCAAACTTCAACCTTCGGATGCTAAACGAGGAAGATGGTGCTGGGATTGTAGCGGGCGCAAACCATTGTCTACAGAATCTGTAGCAGATAAGCTCGCTTCCGTTAACATTGAGCTTGTTGGACAGTTTATCAACAGTGGATCTATGATGGACATTAAGTGTAGCAATTGCGAATCTAATTATTCAGCGGCTTGGGACAATTTGAAACAACGCGAAATTAAAAACGGATGTTGCCGCAATTGTTTGTCATCTAACAAAAAATTAGACAAGATGTCAGAACGTCTAGAAAGTTTGCGACTTCGGTTCAATGACAAACTATATGTCGACGCCAAGACAACGTACAAATGGATTTGTCCTAATGGACACGAACATGTTGGCAACTGGAATGCGATAAAGCTACGCAAAGTAGGCTGTAAGCAATGCAATCCAACCAAGCATATGCTTTCTAAGCAGTCGAAAAGCACAGCATAAATATTCATCAAATAAACCGATTGATTTAAGCACTTTTAGTTAAATGCTGCGGTTTCTCTCAGACATTATTTTTTGCCATTTGATATAAAATTGAGTTTTATTTCAATAGACACATAGGAATGGATTGGGCGCGTTACCTAAACGATCGAGTTTCATTTAAGACTAAGAGATTAGGCAAGTATCCAAGGTTGTTCTTTGAAAC